CCCGAGGGGGAAATCGCGATTCCGCCTGGAGCGGCGGTAGGCGAGCCGAGCGCTTCGGCGGTCGCTATGCCCGAGGGGGAAATCGCGATTCCGCCTGGAGCGGCGGTAGGCGAGCCGAGCGCCTGCGCTGACGCGATGCCCGGCGCCAGGCTCGTCTGAACTGCACTCGGGGTGCCGAGTGCCTCACCGCTGCTGACGCCGACAGGCTGCAGAGTGACGCCGCCTGGGACAGCCGTCGGCACGCCAAGCGCCGCAGCAGTAGGGACGCCGGCCGGGGACACCGTCTGCCAGACATACGCCGCCGGCTGGCCAAGGCTTTCTGCGCTGGCGATCGACGGAGGGGAGATCGATATCGGGCCCGGGACGGCGGTAGGGTTACCTAGGGCTTGAGCCGAGGCGATGCCGCCGGGCAGGACAATATCGGCGGTCACCGGCTGGCCGAGCGCTTCCGCGGACGGGATGCCGCTGGGCTGGACCGTCACGCCGCCAGCTACGATGGCCGGGGTGCCAAGCCCCTCAGCAGAAGCGACCCCACCAGGCAGGACCGTGAGCAGGATCAGAGCCGAACCAAGCGCTTCGGCAGATGCAATCCCGGAAGGCTGAACAGAGATTCCGCCCAGGGCGATCGTCGGAGAGCCAAGGGCTTCGGCCGTCGCGATGCCCGACGGGGACGCCACCACACCGCCCGGAGCGGCGGCTGGCACGCCGAGCGCTTCGCAGGACGCGATGCCGGGAGGCTGAGCCGTATTATCGCTGGGGACGACCGGCGTCCCGAGAGCCTCCTCCGATGCGATGCCCGCTGGCTCTAAGCCCAGGCCGCCGAGGGCGACGGTCGGGACGCCAAGCTGGTCGGCACCAAAACCGTCGTCGAACCCGTCGTCGAAGCCCGATAGAACGATGCCTCGCAGTTGCAGCGAGATGCCGCCCAGGGCAATCGTTGGCTGGCCCAGGGCCTCGGAGCTAGCGATGCCAGGCGGCTGGACAGAGACAGCGCCCGGCACGGCGCTGGGTGTCCCCAGGACCTCGGCTGTCGCGATGCCGCCAGGTGAAAGCCCGACACCACCCGGGGCGGCCGTCGGCGAGCCGAGAGCTTCGGCTGTAGCGACGCCGCTGGGGGCAAGCGTCACGCCACCCATCACCGGGACGGGAACGCCAAGAGCCTCGGCCGAGGCGATGCCACCAGGCGAGAGGGTCACGCCGCCGAGCTGAAGCGTCGGGCTGCCGAGAGCATCGCCAGAGGCGATGCCTGTGGCTGTTACAGTCTGGGGTTCAGCAGAGCGAAGATAGTCACCTGCTTGGAGCGCTGAGCCGCCAGTGGGCTTGCGAAGAGCGAAGACAGCCACAACGAGGCAGCTCCTTTACAGGCTAAGCCGGGAGCGGGCCCCCGAAGCGCTGCCGCAGCAGGCAGGCGTAGTACCTGATCATCGTCGGCTCGTCGACGTCGAAGTCGCTGAACGACGGTACAAAAGGCTCTGTCTCCGAAGACAGGATCGCCGCGATGCCTTCCATGAACTCGGACTTGTCCGGCCAGTCTGTGACGATGGACTCAAGAAGTGCGAACAGCTTTCCCGGGTGTGCGCGCATGAACGTCTCTAGAGCCGCCGCTAGCCCGTCGAAGCACAGATTGACTCCGATGCCGGCGTCGAAGAGCGCCTTCGCTGCGCGGCGGAGGCAGGTGCTGCGATTGTACGGGTCAAACTTAGCACCGCTACGAGCCAGCGACTCGCGAACGGCATTCTCAGGACGCGTACCGTACTCGTTATCAAGATCGAGCAGCGACTTTACGTGCTTCATTCGAGGTACTCCGCCCAGGTGACCTCCGCTCCAATGAAGTGGGCCGCAGCGGCACAGGTGTCGGTACCTTGTGTTCCGTCTCTGCGCACGTCGATCCTCAGCAGGTTCACTTGATCGAGAGAAGGAGCTACGGCAGACACAGCGGCCCAGATCTTCAAGAGACTGGCGGCGCTGCCCGAAGCTATTGTTGACTGTACTGTCGTTCCGGCAGCTATTACGTCGCCGCCGGCGACGATCAGCCTATAGTCGACGCTCCAGTACACGTTTCCGGCGGTCGCATCAGGCATAGCCCAGTGCACGTTGATGGCGATGTAGCCAACGCAGGTAGACGGAAGGACCAGAGTGCCGATACAGTGACCGTTATCCGCCTTAGCCATCACGCGAGTTGATAGCATGTCGTAGCCGCCGCCGAGCGAGCCGGAAGCTGCTCCGACGACCGCCTTGAACTTCTCGGCAGGAAGCCAAGCGGTCTTCACCAGACCGGTGTTTGCGGTCTTCGGGTTGTTGCCCAAACGCACCTTGCGACCGGTGCCGGTGTTGTAGTCCATGAACTTCTGGGCAGCAGCAACACCCGAGAAATCGCAGCCGACTACCGAATGCCGGGTGTTGTAGACGCCAGCCGTCACGGTAACTCCGTACGTGCCAGTACTAACCTCGACTTGACAACCGACCATTGACCACCGATCGCACTGCCCGTCGATCGTCAACGCGTAGAGCCCGCCGCCGACGTCACAGTACCAGCTGCAGTTGGTGAAGCTTATGAGGCGCAGGTCGGTCAGCGCGGTGCTGGTTCCCGTGTGCTCGATAAGCGAACGCCTGGAGAACTTGACGCCCTTAAACGCAAGCTCGTTCACTTGGGGTGCGTTGTCCCCAGTAGCGGTATTCACCTTGACGTGCAAGGCATCTCCGGGGTCGCCGTAGATCGTGGTATCAGTGAACCAGACCTTGCTGACAACATTTCCGTTGGATGCACTAGCGTCGATATCAACCGCGTAGTGGACGGCGATTTCTATGGCACAGGACTGGATGCGAACGTGGGTAACATACTGGTACCCGGTCGCTGGAGGCCTGATCAACACGCAGGCTTGGTGGAAGTCGATGAACTCGATGGCCGTGAAGCGCGCACCATCTATCGCAGCGAGGTACAGACCCGCGTAGCCGCAGGTCGTGAACTCTGTCCCGTCGCTCCTCATTTGGGTCTGAACGGTGCCCTGGGAGAAGTAGTATCCCCAACCGCCGGCGTCCTGACTGATGTAAATGCCGGCAGCATCGGTGTTCGAGGAGATCGAGACCATATCGAAGGCGGTGCACGAGATCCACCGCGCCAAGCCGGTTATTGACAGGCATCGGAAGTGGCGGTGGGTCTCCTCGGTGTAGCCGTCCCACCAAACGTCTCGGAAGAAGCACTTCTTGTTGCCTACTAGCTTGACTGTCGCGCCGGCTGTCTTGTCGACGCCGTCGACTTGGAAGCGCAGGTCCTGAACACCAATGCCGAAAGCGCCAGGATCGAACACAAGGCCGTCTTGAGTCGCGTTCGTGAGCACGTAGACGGAGTTGCGGCCGGCACCCACGGAGACGGTGTTGGCATAGCAGGTGACGGAGGCAGTCGTCTTGTACCTGCCGATCGGATAGAGGACGATGCCGCCGCCGAAGGCGTTGGCCGCCGTGTAGGCTGCCTGGATCGCCGTCGTGTCGTCGGTTGTGCCATCGCCGACGGCGCCGTAGTCCTTGACGTTGAACGTCGACGGGTTCCAGGGGCTGATGACCATGCGCTTATCGACGATCTGGTTGGCGTCGATGGCAGTGTCGCCCGCGGGGACGTAGACAGAAGCGAGGACAGCCGAGCTGGCAGGGATGGCCGGGAACACGGGGTTGGATGCCGCGGTGCCCTTCACCGCCGACTTGGTGCCGGCGGCGTTGACAACAATCAGGTCGAATCGCGCACTGGCCTCCGCGCTCAGGATCGTGACGTCACCAGCCGCGACCGCGACGGTGGTCCCGCCGATCAGGACCGTGCCAACGGCCACCGCGACGAACATGGAGGCAGGGGCCTTAGCAGAAACAGCGCAACCGGAGAGGACTCCGGTGCGCTGAAAGGACAACGCCAGGATGTCGAAGTCTACCGCATCGGGCTCGGCCTGGCCAGGGAACGCCGCCGTCCCATAGTTCGGTATCGCGAAGGCCATCGGGCAATCACCCCCGTCGCCTAGATCTTGCCCAGGACCTCCTCCGACTCGATGCCCGGGGGCGCCACGATATCGCCGCCATCGCTGGGCTCGGCGGCCTCAGCCAGAATGAGCGACTCGTGCCGGGAGCTGGCCACACGCAGGGCGCCCTGTACGTCCTCCACCTCGGCGACCAGGGGAACCCGGGCTGCGGCTATCTCAGCGTCGGCCTCGGCCAGCGCCGCCGTAGCCCTTACCACCAGCTCCTGCGCCTCAGCCAGGGCCGTCGCAGCCTCGACCCGCTGCGCCTCAACCTCCGCGATCTGCTCTCGCAGGGCGTCGCGCTGCGTGATCAGGTCGTGAATCTCGGCCTCCACCTTTTCGATTTCAGACATGCCCATTACCTCCAGGAGGCGGGCCGGTCCGCACAACGGGCGTCCCAAGCACCTCCTCAGACTTCACTCCACCAGGCATCTTCCGGCGGAGATCCGAGTTCCAGGCGGCCTCTTTGGCCGCTTCAGCCTGAATGTCGGGGTTGTCCGTCAGGCCAAACGGCGCTCCCGAGCGGAGCAGGATGGCCTGGTCAAACGCGATGCCGGCCGCCTTCTGGAACTCCTCGGCCTTTGCAGCCATCGTCCGTAGCGCAGTGGCGAGGTCCTTAGCTGCCTCCCATGGCATCTCCGTCACGCGGCCATTTATCTCAAGCAGGACGTGATGGGCCTGCTGGCCGACGTTCACCGTCGTTCGCTCAGGCAGAATCACAGGCATGGTCACTCCCGCTAATGGCGGATATGCCTACAACTTAAATATCTTCGTGGCTGGCGTGTTGTCCCACTGTATAGTGATGTTGCCTCCGTTCGGCGTCACCGGGTTGCCGGTGAACGTGTCCCACAGCGCGAGCAGGATCGACGTGTTCTCGGTACCGGTGTGATAGTACAGCAGGATGAGCTCGCACGGGTCGCCGGTGACAGCCGTGAGCAGCGCGTCGTCAGCGTCGGCCACGCCGAGGACGTTCGTCTTCGTGGTCAGCGTTGCCCAGTTGGCGAGCGCAGCCGGAACACGCCCCGCTGCCGCCACGTCCGAGATGTACTCGTGGGTGTCGATCACCGGGGTGTAGTCAGCGGCGTCAACCAGCCCTGCCTTGATCGTCTGGCTCGCCCAGAGGATATCGCCGGCCAGGATGTGCTGCCGGCCCTTTCCGTAAAGCGCGTTGGCCATCGTCAACCTCCTCCCGCTCTCGCGGGCGTTTCTCGCGGGTTCAGCAGTCCGAATGTACACGGGCAGCGTGGGGAACGCTAAGGGCACCTTGGCACCGAGTGTGATCGGAAGGCGCCAGCAGGTTCATCCCACGCGCGTCACCCAGGATGCTCGGCTGGCGTCGCCTCCGAAGCGTGTTCTTGCTCGTGGCGCTGGGTCACGGCGTCCAAGGCGGCTTTCAGCACCCTTATGGCCTGGTGCGGGTCGCAATCCAGCAAGGTGAGCAGCCAGCCGCCGCCATCGACAAGGCGGATGACGATAACGCCGGGCAGCGCAGTAGGCCCGGCACTGGGCGATTCGGTGGGCTGCCCTCCAGCCGACTCAACCCCGTTCCGGTTCACGCAACTCTCCTTTCAGGCCCAGCAATCTATCGTGGGGGTGCGGTAGAGCCCGGGCCTCGCTCGCCTCGCTCTCAGCCTGGGCCTTAGCTTCGATGGCTGCCACGACATCCGCGTCAGAGGCATCAGCGGCCACAACCACCGCCAGGGGGCGATTCCCGCTGCCATCAAAGACCGTAACGCCTAGTAACGTCGTACCGTTTACATGGCGGACTTCGGAGATCTCCCAGTTCATTCGCTGCCTCCCTACGTTGCTACAATCGCCTGGACCGCTACCGTCCAGTCCACCCACACCTCGACGCGGCCCTTCGTGACACTGGTGATTTCGATTGTATGAATACCAGGGACGACTACGCCGTCCGCGTCCTGAAGGTACTGGGTGATGTCCAAGAGGGCAGGCGCGTTCCAGCCGCTGCCGCCGCCTAGCGCTGCCGTCCTATCGGTTCCATCAATCTTCAGGTGCAGGTAGGTGGCGGTGTCCCCCTCGTAGATGCCCCAGCTGAGCCCATGCGTATGATTCCACGTTGCCACCATCTCCGATGAGCATGGCGGACCCGAATACGCATAGGCGGCCGAAGCGGCGTCGTAGCTTCCCACCCAAACCCTCGTGAAGATCCCTCCGGGGAGGTTCCAAAATGACAGGAGGCGTTGGGTGTGGCTCGGGTCCCACGTGCCATCGTCGGCGCCAACCTCGAATATTGTGTGCCGGTGGTTTATATCCCCGACAGCCACGGAGTTGTCGTCCATCCAGCTATTGGCTGCCGCTGCCGTCGCCGAGCACCGCATCGCCTTCGGCTTTAGCCGCAGCCGGCAACGCAGGAGCTGGGTCACATTGTCATCAATCAGGAGGTCGAATCCCAGGGGGTGCGTGGAATCCAAGTCCTGGAGGACCGGCCCGCTTGTGTAGTTGCTGACGCTCGTCTGGACGTGCGTGCGGAAGCTGCGAGCCGTGTCCTCCACCTTGCCGATCAGCACCTCGTCGGTCGTCTGCAGGGCCCGGTCCAGGTCGCTGACCACCAGCTCCGACGTCTCCGTACCGTCCTTCGCCCAACGGCGCGTCCGTTCCAGCACGTACAGGTCGTCGTCGACGTCCAGGTACACGTGCCCGCCGCTCGCGTGCTCCGCGTAGCCTCGCCAACGCAGGCGCACCGCGTCGCCTGGTATCAGGGAAGCGGGCAGACCCTTGGCCGTCAGGCGGTAGGCGCGCTGCTTATCCTTCCAGTACCAGGCCAGCTGGGCCGCCGCCAGGTCGTACAGGGCATTGGCAGCTACCTCCAGCGCAGCCCGGTTATTCGACAGCGGCGCGACGTCCTTGGCGACGAAGGCCCGCTCTCGCTGACCATAGGCAGCGATCGACGGGGCGTCGGCGATGAAGTACACGTCCTTGCCGTCCGGGCCAACCATGCTTTGGACAGCGTAGGGCGTTCTCCGCGTGCTGTAGCGAAGCGTCAGCTGGTCAACGCCATCGCCGGCACCAAGCGGTAGCACCCAATTCCAGATCTCGCTCGACGTCTCCTCGACGGAGAGGCTGTCGACTGCTGCCAGCTTCTCGTCGTCGAGCAGCAGCTCGTCAGGATACCCGCCCATCAGCGTGATGCCCGACGGCACCATCCCGAAGATGCCAGCCTCCAACCCCCTCACCAGGACCCCGCCGCTTTCGCTGACGCGCTCCCGGAGGTGCAGCGCTTGCTGCCCGAGCGCATCGAGGATCGCCTTCAGCTTCGACTCACCATCGAACCGGGCCGTGATCGCGGCGGCCCGCCAGTCGGCGGAGGACGCGCAGAGCTGCATGCTGGCAGGCGACTCATACCAGGCGCCGACCTGCTGCCTCCCACCCTGCGCCTGGACGCCCACGTGGGCGTGGACGGAGATGAAGTCGGTGACCACCTCGCTCGGCTGCGTCGGGACAACGAGAGCAGCAGTGCCGGCCACACCGGTAGCCGAGGCGAGCGCGCCGTAGGAGGCGCCGGCCGTGTCGACTCCCAGCCAGCTGCTGGCGCCGGCGCTCATGATCGCGGAGCCGCCAGCGAGCGTAACGGTGACGTTATGAAGGCCGGCAGTCGGGTTGACGCGCGCCCACACTTCGAGAAGCGTGACGCCAGCCAGCAGGACGCTACCCACGTGAGTCAGCGCCTGCGACCCCCAGTAGACAGTGCTCACCGTACGCGTCGCGTGAAGAACCGACACGGCCACCAGCAGCAGCTTCCCGCCGGCAGCGACGGTGTGCGGCCAGATCAGCGACGCGGCGTTCGTGTTAGCGGAGCTACTGCTGTCCCGACTGATGCTGGATCCGGCCGCAGGCTTCAGAGAGAGGGCGCCGAGGGCCCAGCCCTCCTGCCCTGTCAGCTCCCAGGCGAGATCAAGCGTGGTCAGGCCCGGAACGAGCCGCGTCCAGCCGCCGGTGTCCAGCAGCAGGTCGTCGACGAGCGCGCCGAGCGGGGACACGGAGTACTGCCGGTTCAGCAGCGTGTTCTTGTACAGCAGCTCCTGGAGCAGCGTGGGGCCCGAGATCTCGAGCGTGTCTTCAGGCTGCTGCTTGCGGGTCTCGATCTGGCCGGCGAACGCGAGGCCCTCGCCCTCGACGTAGTGCTTCCAGATACGGCCAGGCAGAGCCTCGGCCGTGCGGGGATCGCTAAGCGGGAGCTGGACAGTGAAGTTGCCCGCGGAGTCAAGCTTGTGGGTGACCGAGGCGCTCTGGATGCTCATGGCACTGCCCTTTGTGTTATAATGCGATCACCATGAGTGAGCGCTGGATGCCAATCGAGGGGTATGAGAGCCTCTACAAGATTTCGGACCGGGGCCAGATTTACAGCGTTCGCCGACAGCGGCTCCGTCGCCCTTTTCAAGCCGGTGGATATCTCGTTGTAAGGCTCCATAGTCAGGGTAGGCGGCAAGCCTTCCTGGTCAGCCGACTTGTTGCTGCGGCGTTTCTCGGGCCTCCCCTCGCTGGCCAGGAAGCCAATCACCTGAGCGGCGATAAGGCCGACAACCGAGTTGAGAATCTGGCGTGGGTTTCGCCGTCTGGAAATGTACTCCACGCTCTTGCAACGGGACTCTCTCAGCCAGCGTCTCCCCCACGCAATGATAATCGCGGGGCGAGGAACGGCAGAGCCAAACTGTCTGAGGCCGACGTGCTGGACATCAGAAGTCTGCGCGGCAAAGTCCGGCTGGACGATCTCGCACAGAGATATGGTGTGGCAAGAGTTACGGTCTCGCAGATTATGGGCCGAAAACGCTGGCGTCATCTCTAGTCCCTTAAGGTATGATCTGCCCTTTCACGGCCCCAGCCGCGTCCACGATCGCGGCCCGGTGGCGCGCAACCCCACCAAGCTCGTAGTACACCGTCAGGTAAACGTGATTGACCAAGGCCGTATGCGCCCCACCGATGACGGGATCTGAAGTCGCGCTAATAGCGATCCCAAACCCCGAATCTATGTCCCCGGGTCCCCACTGTTCACCCCACAGCTCCTCCGGTCCACCGTAGGACTTGTAGGCGCCGAGGGCTGGCGACGTGCCCCACACCGTCACCAAGTCTGCCATCTCGGTTGCCCCAATGACGCCGCCCTTCACGATCCGGATGCGGTAGTCGCGAACAGGGTTGTTGAACTGGCGACGCTTGACGCGGGCCGAGATGCCGCGTACCACCGCATTACCAGGCACCACAAGACCGAAAGCCGTCAGCTTCAGGTAGTGGGTTATCACGCTAGCACCAAAGATCGGCGCCGCCGCGAAGTTGGCGTCCTCCACCTTGGCGTAGTCCATCAAGATCCAGGCGACCGTCCCCACAGAGGCGTCGTCGGCAACTGTGCCCGGGCTCAGGGGACCTAGCGCACGGCTCATCGTCTACGCCATGTGCGAGTGGAGCAACCAGACGTACAGCTTGAGGTTTGGCGTCCCAGCGTCCGTATAGCGCATGCTATTGGTGCCCGGCTGCAGCTCCATCAGGACGGCCTGCGTGGCACCGAGCGCCAGGTTCGGCGTCTCGTCAGCCCACGAATACCCGCCGTCCGTGCTCAGGCGAGCTCGACCGAGGCCCGGGGCTGCGTTCACCGACAGGACGTGGTTCGCCGTGGCGCCGGTTCCGGTGACCTGGAACTGGGCACCTGTCGTCAGGTTCTCGATCTTCGGATTCGTGAAGCCGTTCACGGCCTGGCTGGCAAAGCGGAAGACGACGCGTTGGCTCTCAAGGTCGCCGTCGTTGATCAGGTTGAAGGCGTAGCCATCAGGCGGGGCCGCGCTCGTGATCGTAAAGACGGCGAACGTGTAGTCGGGAGCGATCGGTTCGCCGACAACCGCTGCCGCCAGAGCCTCGGCCGTATAGCTGTGCGCCGTGAGCCACTCCGCCGTCAGCGGCGCGAAGAAGTGCGGGTCCGGAAGCCGGAAGTCGAGTGAGACGGGCAGGTGGATCGCGTTCTCCCTGTTCCTCTGAAGCGGCGGCCTCGCCGCGAGGCGGGCATAACTCCACCGCTGATCGCCGCCCGTGAACGGGTCATACCGCCAGAGCTTTCGCAGGCCGTCTACCCGAGCTGCACCGCAGGCAGCCAGGAGCATCGCGCGGTACAGAGCGTCGAAGTCGGCCACGGAGTCGGCGTACAGCGCGAAGCCGATCCTGGCCTCACCAACCGCCATCGGCGGCCGGCCAACACCATGAAGGTCGAAGGCTCCATCCGCGCCAAGGGCTTCCTGAAGAGCCAGGCGGTACGGGACCCCGAGATCCTCTTCGCGCTCCAGCGTCGGGATCTCCCACGGGTTCAGGTCGTCCAGATCCGTCAGCTTCCAGAAGCGCCTCACGGTATCACTCCTTTGGCACGCAGCGCCTGCACGAAGACCCGGCTGGCCACCTCACCCACCTGGCGACCGACGTCCGCTGGCTGGCCGGTAGCCGCGACGACGTTCACGGTCAGGTCAACGTCGATCACGTTTGCCCGACCACCAGACGCTCCGCCGGCCAGAGACAGGAGCCGCTCCGTGTCGCCGTGCGAAAACACTCGCGTGTTCGGCGGAGCGTAGATCAGCTCAGTCCCTTGCTCACCGACCAGGCTGAAGCCGCTCGTGATTCCACCACTTTGAAATCCCTGCGGGATCTGGAGGCTGTTCAGAACCCAGGCCGCGTGGCCGGCTGCGTCGCCGAGATTCCAGGTCTTGGGGCCGGCATAGTTCATCGCGTCGCCCACGCCACGCGTCAAGCCCTGCGCGTAGTCAGCTGAGCCGGCCAGGGCGAGGTTCTTGTCGGTCACAGTGCCGGCCGAATCCCCGAGCTTCCGCGTAAAGAAGCCCAGGTAATCCGTGGCGCCACCAATCACGCCGCTCATGGTGTCGGTCTGCTTCACCGCGTTCGCAGTAGCCAGCGTGTGGATGCCTGTGGCCCAGGTAAGGTCGTTGACCTTCCCTGAGTAGATTCCGATGTTGGTCGTGATCGTCGCCACCATGTCTTTGAGCTCGCGCTCTGTCGGCAGCGTCTGGTCTGCCAGCGTCGCCCGATCCTGCATGACGCGATGCTCGGCGGTGTAGACAGCCTGCTGCGCCTGGAGCGCGGCGATCTGGTCCCGGATGCCCTGGGTCTGTTCCTGCGTCGCGCCAGCGGCCTCTTGAAGCGCCAACTGGTACTGAAGCGTGTCGATCGACAGCTGCAGGTTCGCGGTCTCCACCGTCGGGCCGCTGAGGAGCTGACCAAGGGCGCTCTGAAGCGAGCTGACCAGCTCGGTGCCGACGCCGTATGCGAATTGGGCGGCCGCATCCCGGCCTTCACCGAAGCTCGTATTGACCTCCTGCATCGCCAGTTCGAAGTCGAGCGCCTTCCGCCCCAGGCCATCAACTCCAAGCTCGAGGCCGAGGTTGTACAGCTCACGCACGCCGGCCTGCGCATAGCCCGGGATGTCCTGGAGCTGCACCGCGAACAGGCCGATATCGACCATCACGCCCCAGATGCTCTGCTTCAGGGCCTCGTGGGCCGCGATCTCGTCAGAGAACGCCTGGATGGCCGCGCCCTGTGCCGGCGCCAAGCCAAGCTTCAGGGTCTCAGCAAGGTTCAGCGTGCCCTCATTCGCCAGCTTCGCCGCCTCCCAGAAACGCCCAGCCTCCACCGTCCCGTAGGACTGCTTCAGCTTTTCCTGCTCGACTGCATAGCGATTTGCGGCCTCCGCGGCGTCCTTCTCCGCCTGGGTGCGGGCGTTCACCAGCTCCAGCTGGGCTTGCTGGGCGGGGTTCAGGTTCGCTCGGACCGCCTCAGCGAGCGATATCACGCCGTCGTCGAGGAACTTCCCCAGCTCGGTGTTCAGGGCCTCGGTGTCGCCCTTAGCAGCGGCCATCAGGACGGTGAAGCCCAAGAGGGCGGGGGTAACACCAGCATCGATGCAGGCGTAGAACAGTTTGAGAAGGTCAATCTGGTTCCGCCACGCCTTCTCGCCGGTAGTCAGCTCTGCAGTCGTAGCCGCCATCTCGAAGCGGGCTGCGGCCCAGGCGGGGATACCGTTGGCCGTGGCCTCGGCCAGGGTGATGGTGCCGTCGGCCAGGATGTCGACGACTTCCTTGGCCTTCTCGGACGCTCCGCCGGCGCCAGACACGGCGCCCTGGAAGTCGGAGACGCCCTTCGTGGCAGGCAGCGTGGCCGCGGCCAGCTGACCGAACTGGGTCAGCATCTTGTTGATGTAGTCGCCAGCGATGCCCGGTACTTGGGTCACCATGGTCGGCATGTTGAACTTCGCTACGGCGAACGCGATGGGAATGGTGACGCCGGACGCCAGCATGTCCATGAAGCGAACGATCTGGTTGGCCGCGAGGGCGTCGAGCAGCGGCAGGACCTGGATCATCATCTCCGTGGGCATCGCGAACAGCTGCTTAGTGATCGCCTCAATCTTGGCGGAGGCATCCGGGCCAAGTGCCTCGAACAGCCGCTGGCCCAAGATCTTCATCTCGTCCGACACGTCGGTCAGGTACTTGCCCATCGCGTCGAGCCTGGCGTTGACAGCGTCAAGCTCGCCTGCGGGCGCAGCCTTACCCAGCGCCTCCAGCTCGTTCTTGCGCCTTTCCAGCTGTAGCTGCTCGAGAGACAGGCCCAGCTTCGCGATGACGACGTCGGACAGGTTCGTGACGGCAGTCCCGACGCTCTTCACGTCGGTCAGGTAGGCCGCGAAGTCATCTGCGGCCCTTTGGCTGGCGCCGCCGGTGGCGTCGAGACCAGCCGCCAGCAGGATCAGCGCGCCGGGCAGCTGCGCAAGGTGCAGTATGGAACCGCCCAGCACTTCGTCGAACTTCTTCACCTCCGGGTGAAGCGCCAGGAAGTCGCTTGCCATCTTTTCAAGCTGCGGGTTCAGGTACTCGGCCAGCGCCGGAACCTGCGCGATGATGTCCCGGAGCTCAGCCATCGTGGGGTTTGTCGCCATGACCTGGTCGGCGAGCAGCTTCATACGCTGCGTCAGGGCGTCGTAGATGTCGCTACGGAAAGCGCCCGGCAGCGAGGCGGCCAGGCGGTCAGCCTCGTCCTTCATCTGCCCAGCCAGGCCAATCCAGTACTGCATGACAGCCGCGTGCGCCTGCTCGGCCGTCATGCCCTCCTTGGTAGCCTCGGTCAGCAGGTCGGTGGCGCTGCCGACGTCCTTTATCGCAGAGGCTGTGTTCTTCGCATCATTCTGCGTACCCCTGAACAAGGAGATGATCCCGGCACCAGTGAATTTCCTCGCGACCTGATCGAGGGCAACCAAGGCACCTACCACGAGCGCAATTGGTCCCAGCGTCGTGGCCATAGCATCTCCGAAGGCTATGGAGGCGGCTCCAGCAACGCCCTCCGAAGCAGCAAGGCCCACCAGGGCAGTGGCATAAGCCACCGCCGGGGCGATGAAACCAGCTATTGCCGTGAGTGCAAAAGCAGCCCCCGCAGTTAGAGCTGCTGCGGCTACCAGGCTCAGGGAAGAAGCTAAGGGGGTAAGAGCCTCAAGGAACGGCTTGACGGCGTCTGCTGCGTTCTGAAACCCTTCGATGAGGCTGCTAGTGAACTCCCGTATCCGGGGCTGGACATCGGTAAAGCCTGTTGCCACGCTCGTTAATGCAGGCATAAGGGCCATGCCAATCTGCATCTTGACGCCAGCGATGGCCTCGTTCATGTCCCGCTGGGCGAAGGTGTAGGCTTTAATGGAAGCTACGTTGTCTCCAGTAAGGGTGACGCCCAGCTTATCCGCCTCGGCGGACAGTTCCTTTAGTCCCTCACTGCCAGCATTCAACAGAGGGATCATGTCCTTGCCTGAGCGACCGAAGAGCTGCATCGCTAGGCCGGTCTTCTCCAAGCCGTTGGGCATCGCCTTAAATTGGTCAGCCAAGGGGAGCAGGATATCCATCATGGGCTTGATGTTGCCACTAGCATCGGTCGCCTTGATGCCAATGTCCGCGAGGATCTCGCCCATGGACTTGCCGCCGGTCGTGACGCCCGTCTCCTCGTCGGAGACGCCCTTCAACTTCTTGGCGAAGATGCCTATGGAGCGGCTTGCATCATCAGCGCCGAGACCGAAGTGCTTAAAGGCGAAGAGCAGTTGAGAGGAAGCTTCCGAGGATAATCCAGTCTCACGACTGAGTTTGGCGACGGCAAGTCCTAGTTCCTGAGTAGCACTAATGGCGCCCGTGATCGTTCGGAAGCTCACGAATCCGGCGGCGGCGGCGGCGATGGCCGGCCCCGCGGCCAGGAGCGGCTGGGTCAGTCCAGAGGTGATAGCGTTGCCGGTCCTCGTCAGCTGCGAGGATGTCGTCTTCAGCCCAGAGTCCAGCTTGGAGGTATCCGTTGACAGCTCCAGGACGGCCTGGCCCAAGACCTCAGTCACGGCGCACCTCTTGACACCTCGTTGCTACCAGCGCTAGACTGCGTTCGCCCCGCAGAAACAGGAGCGATTCTCATGCGTTTCCTTCCTGTGGTCCTCTCTGCCGCCCTCATCGCGGTAGCCGTCTCCTGCTCGGGTAGCAGCGGGCCAGCTAGCACCAGACCCGAGCTCCACAGTCTCGCCGCCGAGATCTGTGGCGAGCTGAAGCCCTACTCGCTGGCGGATGGCCAGCATTTCCTCGCCGTCAACGGCTTGAACGCCGCCCAGACAGTCGTGGACAGGGCCGACCCTGGCCACATCGTCACGATTCAGGAGTACAGCGACGCACTCGACTCCGTGTGCCCCCAAACAGTAAGGCGCTTTCTCGGAGACCAGAGCTTCTACGACTGGCTGACTGACTGAGCTCACGCCTGCCCCTCCGCGTGCTCCCTACTGAAGGCGATCCCCTTGCTCGCCAGGAACTCCGGTGAAGGCGGTTTGTGCGCTGCGCCCCCGATCGCCTCACGCCAGCCATCCTGAATGCGCCGCGCATCGCTCTTCTCCAGGGTGCCAGAGCCCATCGCCACCACCTCGCACATCAGCATCGATTCCTGAGCCTGAAGGCCCCGCATCGCCAGCGCGTACGCCCCCACCAGGGGCAGCGGCACCTCCAACCAGTCAAGCGGGCTGCCGCCGTAGAACCGCTGCAGGGCTGGGATCACATGACCCCAGCCCGCTTCATCAGCATCATCAGCGGACCCGCCTTCCCTTTCTGCACCAGGCAGGCTAAAAAAGATACCCAGATGTCGGACAATTGGCCCGGCAGCAGGCGATCTAGCACCTCACCGGGCAAGTCCGGCAGCGCCGTCTGTACCAATCCGCGGAGGCGCTGCACGTACTCCGCTTCCTCCTCCGGCGTCGGCTCTACGAGCTTCTCCAGCTCCTCGCAGCGGTCGGTGAGATGCTTGACGGCCAGACGCTGCTTCAGTCCCCAGGTGTCGCGGTTCGCCAGATCGTAGGCGACGCCATCGATCAGAACGAACTCGCGCGTCAGCGGGTCAAGTTGGGCCAGTGTCAGTAGGGGCTCGCGCCGCGCCGGGTCGACCAACGACACGGGCGGCAGCTCAGAACTTCGGGGCACGATCGGGGCTATCGGCTCAGCGGCGGCCCCCGCCGTCTGCGCCCGGGGCTTGGACCGGGGCTTGGCCTTGTCCGTTGCGGACTTCGCCATCTGTGACCTCCTTAAAAGCTATGCCGTGAGCACGGCAGAATCGCTCTAGCTCCTCCATGCGCCGTCGGGCCTCCCGACGGTGGAACTGCTGTGCCTGCTTATGCCGGCGCGCCTCGTCTAGGAGACGGGTCGCCTGGACAGGGATCACCCGCCGACCGCCATGCGCTGGAAGTTCGTCACCACCCGCCGACCGAGCGTCGGATAGACCACATCCGCTGCGCCCCGCAGCGTCCCGTAGCGGCGTTCGAGGTGGATGAAGTACGGACAATCCCACGATCCCCAGCTCCCACCAGCCTTGCTGCCGAAACCGCTGGCACGGCGGAGAACCTTGATGCTTCCCTCGGCCCGGCCAGTCCGGTTGCGCCAGCCGCGGTGGTTTGTCTTCGCCTCGCCAACGCAGGCCTCCATCGTCTCGTTGAGGCCTGCGATTGAGGCAGCCTGGGCCCGCTGCGTCAGACGCGGCCCGTTATAGCTCACGAGCCGCAGTCTGAGGATGCTGGCCATGGCTAGGCTGGCGGCAGCGGGTCGGCGTCCATGGCCACCAGGTGGCCGAAGCGCTCGGCTTGAGTGGCAGCGTTCGGGTCGCTGATGACCGTCCACTCCGTGTCCAGGACCGCCATGTCATCCGCCAGGAACTTCACCGCTGGATTGCCGCTCTGGGAGACGCGGGTCAGGCGGTAGTCGAGGCCCAAGCTTGGGCCGCCGACCGGTATCGGCACGTTCCTGTAGGGCGACGGTGCCCGGATCAGCATGGCAATCTGGGCCACGGACTGGCCCTGGTACATCGTGACGGTCCGGTAGCCGGCCGCACCGATGACGGGCGGCGTGTCGACGACGGTCACGTTGTTCAGGACCTTGGCGAAGTTCTCCAGTGTGAGGTCGGCCAGCGCGAAGCTGACGACCATCGACTCCTCTGTCCTGGAGATCTTGGCCGGCGCCGTGTCCTGATCGGCGCGCAGCTCCTTCAGTGTCTGGTTGTGCTTGGCGTTGACGCCGCCCTTCGTCCGCCCCAGGCGCACCCAGTTCCCTGCTGGGACGGCGTTGATGAGGGGGAAGGTCTCGCCCACCGGGGCCACATAGACCTCAGCGGGGCCAGCGATTATCTCAAACGGGGACTCTGACATGTCTTCACCTCACGAAAGAAAACAGCCGCGACTGCCCGGGCAGTCGCGGCTGCGCTAGTTGGACTCTAGAACGGCGGATTAGCTACGTCTCACCCTCGTCTGGCACGGGCTCAGCCGCCATGCTCTCCACAGCGCTCTCGACGGCGGTCCCTTCGCTCCCAGGCACCCCCGACGCGCCCGTCCCAGGTGCTGGTATCGTCTCCGACGCCTCGCTCCCCGGCACCGGCATCTGAACGTAGGGCCAGCCTCTCTCGGGCTCAGGCGCTGGCTCGGGCCGCGGCGCATCCGTATCCCACTCGGCGCTGGGGTCCAGGAGCAGGCGCTGCGCCACGTCCATGTCCACCTCGATCGTCTCGCCCCTGGCCCACCTGAAGCCGGAGGTCGGATCGTCGAGGATGCCGCACGGGCCCATGTAGGTCATCTGAGCTTTCTTCTTCATGTCGCCTCCCCCATGCGTCCAGCATCTGGTATACTAAGAATACTCAACTGCCTGCTGCTACCACCTCCTGAGTGCCCACCAGGGCTTCGACCACGAGCTTGTTCTCCAGGACACCCGGTACGAGACCCTCCGTGTCCTCGGCCAGGCCCGTCGGCCCGCCGCGCACCTCGCTCCAGTGCACCAGGTACGACTTGCCAGTCGAGGGCTGCTCGACCACGCGCCGACCCTTCTGATGAAGGCAAGCGAACACGGCCCGTCCGATGGATGCGGCCGCGAAGTCGCTCGTCGCCAAGCAGCGACAGGCCATGCGGTGGCGGATCAGTGGCACGCCGGGGTCGGTTCGCTCTCCCAGGCCCTCCTCGTTGAGCGACACGCAGCCAGCCTGCTGTTCCTCGAGGGAAGCGGGGCCGACCATGACGCCACCGGGGGCAGCCTCCTGAACGGCGGGATCGGCAAGGAGCAGAACCCTCACGATCTCGGGGACGCTAGGAATGTCACTCATTGCAAACTTTCGGGCGCTCGGACCTCCCGGCAGTCCACCTCCAGGTGGTGGACGCTGCCGCTGCCGTTGTATACCTTCCGCACCAGGAGCACGTTCAGCCCCGTCGCCAGGACCTGCCCCGATGCCGTCTTTACGTCAATCGTGTCCGCCTCGCTAATGTCGGCGCCAGCACCGAAGTAGAGCCGGTGCGAGGCCAGGACCACATCCCGCGAGAGGCTCATCCTCAGCTTGCCCTGCGAGCGAAGGTTCACGGCCGTCAGGCGGCAGGGCTCCGCTGCAAGTTTTGGCGAGAGCGCCACCGTGGGCTGGCCGTAGCCGTCGCGCGCTTCACCCTTGGCGAACGTGTCGGCGCGGTGCCGCAGCAGCGACCCAAAGGGCACGACCTACCTCACAGCCTATGGGCCTGGAACTTCACCTCGACCCCGCCGGCCACGACGTCGACATAGACATAGCCGAGGTCGGCGCCGCTCTGCTGATTGAACGTCTCCGGTGGGAACGGGCCCACCAGCCACACGTCGCCAGCAGCCATCGGGCCGACCGACAGCTCGGCAACGGCCAGGCCTTCCTCCACCCGTGGGGTCTGGACCGTCACGGTGTGAGGGCCGGCGCCGGTGTTCCGGATCAGCAGCGTCACCGCGCCGTCATTCGAGAACTTCGCACCGTCCGTCGTATGCGGAACGGTGTCAGCCGCCGTGAGGGCGGAAACCCCCGTGCGGGTCACCTGCACGACAGGGACGTTTGTGCGGGCCATCCTATACCTCCTCGGGCCGATTCACTAGCCGACGCGGCCTGTGCCGGCCTCTGTCTCTTCTAGCTGCGCTTCGCCGGGGGCCGGCGCTTCGCTGACGTCGCTCTCCGGCTCGCTGCCTCCGGCACTTCTTCCGTCTCCTCGACCGGCGCCACGGGCAGAGGGGCGACTACCTTCGACGCGCACTTACCACACACACCCTGGCCGGCCAGCGCGGCCTCCTCGTCTGCGGCGTACACGTCGACCGCCTTCTCCCCGCAGTTCGAGCACTGCACAAGGACGCCGGGGCGCACGAAAGGCAGGCTCAGAATGCTCTCGTCCATGATGACCTCCGTTCAGAAGATGAGCTGGCCCCGGCCCACCTTGCCGGAACCCATGTACGGCTCCAAGCGCTCCAGCGCCTCGGGGGGCAACACGCCTCCCTTGCCTCCCTTGCCGTCCTTCTTCGCGCGTGTGTACGAGTAGTCGCCCAACTTCTCGCTCTCGATGCCGCTCACGCTCTGACCCCGCTGCCGGTACATCGCTGCCGCCGTGAGCGCGACGGCCTCGCGGACGGGTGCCGGCACCTCGTTCGAAGCCGTGTACGTTACGACAACGCGGTCGTAGGTCACGGGCTTGACGTCTACCGACAGGAGCGCCTCACCCAGCCCTCCACGCCGCCGAGGGAAGGCAGGAGCACGTTCCGCGAAGGCCTCCACGTCGCGCAGTAGGCGCAGGCGGCCCAGGGGATGCAGCGAGTACTCGGCAGTCTGCAATTGGCGACCGCTGTCCGTCGGCGTCAGATAGGCAAAGAGCGTGACGCCGGTTGGCACCTCATCCTTCAGGGTCAACAGGTCGCCTTGCTGCACGCTGGGAAACGTCTCGGTGATGGCTCCACTGGCGTCCCAGTCCCGACCCGTGACGCGTTTGACCTCCTCGGAGGCGGCGTCCAGGAAGGGCTGCAGGACCGTTCCGGGAGCACTCTGGGCGTCCTCGTCCAGCCAGCGGCGTACATCAGCGGTCGTTGCGAGGCTCACCACCAGGCTCCATGCGCGAGGGCTACACCAAGAATGACGCAGCCAATCGTAACCAGCACGCCTAGGATCGACCAGGCTGCTTTCCCCGTCAGTCCCATGCCGCTGGCGATGCCCTCAACCTTAGCCTTCCAGAGCTTGAGCGTGCTGACATCGCTGTTGATGCGCTTGACCTCACCAAGTATCTGCGTGTGGCTAGACTCGTTCCTCTTGCACGACTCAAGAAACTCAACGTCGCGGAAGCGGCGAAACTCGTCACGAAGTCCCGAGATGGCTTCCACCTTTAGAGCCTCGATGGCGCCGATCGTCTCGGACTTCAAGTCCGAGATCCCTTTGAGCGTCTCAGCGTGCACGAGTGCGGCTGCTGTTGCGGCAGCCGAAGCTGCGACGGCCGCTATCGTTTCAGTTCTTTCCTCTGCCATCGTCCGTCAGTCCGACGGGACGAACGTCACGTCACAGGCACCGCTGAACATGGCCCGGATGCCGGTCGTGAACGCGACGCCGATCTCGATCACCGGCGGCGGCGTGGTCGAGATCAGCACGGTCATCTTGATCGGGTCGGTGTCCAGGAGACCATCGCGCAGAGTGATCGTCCGGTTCGCCCCAGGCGGGGTGCCGACGATGATGCGGTGCAGGACAGCCTCCTTGGCGCGCACCTGCACCGTGGTGCCGCCGGCGCCGCCGGCCACCGGATTGCTCGCAGCAAGCGAGCTGTACAACACGTCATTCAAGGTGGGCATCGCGGCCCTCCTTCTACGTCGTCGGCAGCGCGATCACCACCGTCGCGAACTTGCCAGCGGCCCCGCCGCCAGTCCCGTCGGCGATCGTGCAGATCAGCGGCGCTGTCGCGGGCAGGATGCCGGCACCAAGGAACACCTGGCCGATAGTCGCCGATGCGACCGGAACCTGGTCGAGCAGCCCGTCGGGATCGGCAGCCCAGCCCCAGTCGAACGTAGGCTTCAACGTCACGGCGGCCAGCGTCTCGGTGCAGATCGCCACGACGATGCAGGCCCGGTCCTTCGTCGCGTGAGCGGCCATGAGCGCCACAGGGGATGCGTCGGCGTGGTCCACGTTCCCGCTCGTACCCAGGCCAGCGGCGATCGCGGCAGCCAGCGCAGCACCCTGCGCGAACTTGGCCGCCGTGAGCGTTCCGTCGGTCACCTTGACGGCTGTCACAGCGCCATCGGCCAGTTCGGCGGTGCTCACCGAGCCCGGCGTCAGCTCGCCGGCCTGTATTGAGGCGACGATCAGATCAACCAGCTCTCCTATCCAGGGCATCACTGGCTGCCCACCGCCGCCGTAGCTGAACGTAGCTACGAGCTGCGCTCTCACTTGTTCAATCGCGGTAGTCATGGACACCTCCTTGGCGAGAGCGGGGCTGCACCGCCTAGCAGCGCAGCCCCGCGTCTCAGCGACCTATCGCGTTAGGCGATCTTCACGCGCCGGGCCTGGGCGTGCAGCTTCTCCCACGGCACCTGGACAGCCATCAGGCTCTCCAGGAGGAAGTCGTAGGAGGCACGCGTCCGGCCCAGCTCGATGAACGTCACCAGGTTGTCCACGGGCTGCCCGATCGGGTCGACGAGGCTCACCACAGAGGCGCCCCGGTCATTGGGGTTCAGGTTGACGAAGAAGAGGCTCTCCTCTCCGGCCCCCAGGTACCTCTTGCTGGCAGCGCCGCCGGGCCGCGTAAGGGGAGTCGAGTCCGACCAGGCGGCCACGTTCCCCGTGATCTTGCCGTCGCCATCGCGGGTCTTGCCCGGGATGGTTGTGTACAGGTAGGCCGTACCGGCCCCACCGTCCACGTCCGAGCGGTAGATCTTGTAGAGCAGCGCGAGCGGGTCCGCCACCCAGGTCAGGTTGGCGATGTGCTCCGTCGCCCCCGACGTGCAGTTGCACTCGGCCGCGGCCCGCTGCTCGCCGTTCTCGTAGACCGCTGCCACCTGGTAGCGGTACACGCCGTTCGGCAGGCCGGCGCCAGTGGCGATGGCCGCAGCCAGGGTCCCCGGTGCCTGGGCGGACGGCTTGACGTAGTCCGTCTCCAGGATCGGATAGCCCCGGTACAGCGTCATGCGGAAGCCGCCCTCGTACTCCACCGTCTGCACGTCACGCCGTGCCAGGGTCTGGAGGCCGGAGATCTTCGACACCATGCCCTTGCTGGCGACGAAGATGGCCGGGTCCTTGTCCGCGCCCCGGAAGCCCGTGGCCCCGTCGATCATGTCGTCGAGCAGCTTCAGGGTGATGACGGCGTTGTGGTCGATGATGTTGGTCACGATCTGCCGATCCAGCCCGTCGGGGATGTAGGGGTCAGCCGTCGCCCCCCAGAGGATGGCGAACTCGGCCTGGTTCGACATGGCCTCCACGCCGGCCTGCTGCTCCGCGACCAGCGAGTCGATGAACCGCTGGGCGGCGGCCCGCTGGAAGCCCGTTACGGCGCCCCAGTAGTGCAGGGGCTTCAGCGTGACCGTGGGCCGGTCGTAGGTCGACTGGACGGCGCCGGCCCGGTTATCGACGAGCTCGCCCTCAAAGGCGGCCGCGCCGTGGGCCGTGCGGCGGACGATCTCGTGCACCCGCCCCTTGGCCTGCTTGATGGGCATCAACTGGAGCAGCGGCTGTAGCCGCAACAGCTCCTCGACGAGGGCCGGCTCAAGATCCTCAGGCTGGAGCGCCGTTCCCGACGCGCCTGCCGCCGTGAGGGCCTTGGCCAGCTCACCCGTTGCCTTGACTAGCCTTTCCATGGGTCTACCTCCGCTGCATCCCGGCAAGGCCGGGGGAATACGTGTCGCCGGGACGGTCGGAGCGGGACTTCCTCTTAGGCTTCTCCTCCCGCGTGTCCTCGGCGTCCACAGCGATGCTCTTGTAGATGGGCCGCTTCGCCTGGGCGATGCCCTCGCGGATCATCTTCATCACCTGACCGGCGGTTACCGGAGCCTCCTCGGACTGGACGGCCTCTTCTTCGCCGTCCCTCTTCTCCGTAGGCTGCTCCTGCCCCTCCTTCAGGGCTGCCAGTTGCTCCGCGAGTTCTCCCATGCCCCTGAGCACTTCGGCCTGGAACTCGTCGGCGACCTCGACCTCGACATCGCCGAGCTTCACCTTCACGGGCTCCGTCGACTTCACGCCGGCGCCGCCCAAGACCTCGGTCACCTTGATGCCGAACGCCTGGACGGCCGCTAGGACCAGCGGGAGCTTGGGATCGACGTCGCTCTCGAGCACGTTGTCGATGACGTCCATGAGGACCCAGAGGCAGGTCCAGATGTCGTCTTCCGCAGCCTGGGCGGCGTAGGCCGTGTTGAAGTCGGTCTTCTCCTGGGCCTGCTTCTGCCGGTCCAGCATGGCCACGGCGACCTGCCCGGAGCGCGGAAGTTCCGACATGTGCTCCGCCAGGAAGCCGACGGCACCGGCGACCGTCAACGGCTCGACGGGTGCGGGCGGTTCAACTGCGGCGGGAGCAGCCTCAGGGGTAGCCTCGGGAGCTGCAGCCTCGGCTTCCGGCTCCTCGGCCTTGCTCACTGTCTCCGTGGCCTCCGGTTCTGTGGCCTCCGGCTCCTCGGGATGCTCCTCAGCCGTGGCTTCCGGCTCCGGGACCTCGGGGTCATGCTTCTCTTTGGCCACTGTGTCCTCCTCCTGGCGCTTCATAAGCAGGAACTCGCGCCCAATGGCAGGCGAATCCACCATGCTGACGATGGTTACCGTCAGCTCTTCGAGGCGGTAAGCTGCGGGGTCTTCGGTGTTCGCTCTGCTCTTCATGACATCAAAAAAGCGACTGCCTGTTTGGGCAGTCGCGGCTGCGCTAAAGCGACCCTAGACGCTAGGCGGCGTCACATCCTACGGCGGCGTGGCACTAGCGAGCGCCTCCACTCCTGCGGGCAATTCCTTGACAGGGATGCGCAGCCCGCGGCCCATGATCGAGAAGCCGCGCAACTCGCCGCTCTCCACCTGCCGCCACACCTCCTCGTCCATGACCTTGACGGACATGACCCAGTCGCCGGCGCCCACGGGCTGGTCACCCAGCTCGAAGTCCACCGGCGCCTGGTAGCACTCCACCACGCGCAAGAGAGGGTTGACGACCTCGTTGTGCATCACGTCGAGCTGTTGGAAGGCGATCATGTACTTCTCCATCGCCTTCCAGATCTCGTCCGGCTCGACATAGTCGTCCTGGTAGTCGACGGTGTTGGCCGCCAGGACATGACCTGTGACGACGCGCCGCTCGCTGTTTATCTTCAGGATGGGGGCGAAGACCGACCAGCGTCCGTCATCCTCGACCTTCAGAACAGGACGCATCTCGGGAGCCACGCGCTTCCCCTGGGCCTGCCCGAGTTGATCGAGGACGGAGCGCACGTGGCCGATGGCCTGCTCAGCCGCGTCGATGGCGTTGCGGAGCGTCTCCTCGTTCTTCGCCGAGAGGACGCGTCCTTCCTTGGACAGCCCGTCGCCGTCTGCCTTCTGCTGCTTCCAGGGGGGAGTGCGCGAAAACTGCTCATAGTGTCGGGCCAAATGTGCCTTGACCCCGTCGAGGTCGCCGGAGGCGCCGACCACTTGATCCATACGCCCGGCGGCTGCGGAGAGCCCATCGAGCACCACCGCGCCTTGCCCGGACTTTGCAGCCTCATGGTGCGGAAGCTTCAGGTCGCCGAAACTGTCAGCGATCCCATCGCCGTCGGCGTCGCCGAACCAGGCGAAGTGCTTCGTGATGCGCTTCTTCTCGGCGTCGCTCAGGTCCGCCCAGGTACTATCGGTGAAATCGCTTAGGTTCGGCTTCGACCAGGCCGTGTCCTCGGGCGCCTTAGCGGTCTCGTGGGTGGGCACGGCGCCCTTGGCGAGGTCCTCACGCTCTAGCAGGGCCAGCAGGTTCTTCAGGGCCTCGCGCAGTTCAGTCATTCCTCACCTGTCTCGCTCAACATCTCCCGCAACTGGCGGCGCAGCGACGGCGACAGGCCCGAGCCTAGGGCGCCCTTCACGATCTCGGCGATGCCGATCCGGTTCTCGTGGTGCTCGCCGTGGTGTCTCGTGCCCACCAGTACGCTGTCTCCATCGACGATCAGCACCGGCGTCCGGCAGCGCGGCTGACTACACAGGAGCGTCGTGCGCTGGCCGGCCATCAGGACCAAAGGTCTGCTCCACCTGTTCCGGGAAGGCGCCGCGCGACGCCTCGCGGGCTTCCTCCTGGCTGATCTCCGGGTACAGGCTGCTCATGACGCCAGGGTCACGGCAGATAGCAGCGCGCAGCACCTTCAGGCGACTGCGCGTCATGCCCGGTATCGCCAGCAACTCCGCGTCCGTCCGCTCGTCCAGCATCTGGGCGCTCACGGTACGAAGCCCTCCGCCCAGCTCAATCTGATACCAGGGCCACCCCTTGCGGATGACCTCGCGGAGCGACTCGGGGATGTTCAGCTCTTCTAAGTACATGCTGCTGTCAGGGCCGGGCTTCTGGACCGTCCGATTGATGATGGCCGGAAACGGCATCCGTACACCTCCATGCCCAGCCTAGAAAGGCGGGCGCTCAGCACAAAGCTTGCCGTGGCAACGCCATCACCCGGCGCCAGCCTTCTTTGTCTCGCAGAACCCACCAGCACTCGGCGACGCAGGCGGCACAGACCGACGAAAGAGGCCCCATACCCAGCGGCCGCCGAAGATTGTCCGCAGGAGGACGACCACGGCCCGGGCCTTGAAGGGCCGGCAGGAGAAGACGTCGGCATATCCCTGCGAGTCGTGAATAGCGATGGCTATATGCGATTCGGCGATGAGCACGAAGCCCTGCCCGTACTCCTCGGAGATGCAGGCTGGGGCTATCTTTGTTAGGCCGGTGAGAAGCCGGGCACGCAGAAGGAAGCGGGCGATGTCCCCCTGCTGGCAGGTTACGCCCTCGCCGTTGGCGATTAGATGATAGCCTCGAATCGTTGTCTTCCCCACTCACGCCGCCTCCTCCAGGTCGCCGCCGAGCCAGGGCGACTCAGGTCGGTCGGCCTCGTCATACTCGACTTCTAGCGAATGAGAGCAGTTCACATGCAGCGGAAGTGACCAAGTGTAGCCCTCCTCCAGCGACACCCAGTCCTCGGCGACCAGGTCCTCGCAGTCAGGGCAGACCGCATCCTGGGGATCGACCCTGGCCCGTCCCGTGAGCTCGTTGTGGTAGATGAAGTCTACCTGGGCGTAGTTGCGCGCCGTGCCGAGTTCGGTGGCACTGATGCCCGGCAGTTGCTTCTGCCAGCGTGCGGCGTCCCAGTCAGATAGCCTTTTCAGGTAGGTGGACCTATTGGCCGTGGCTACGTCTTCCCCGATGCGAGCGATCTGCCGGCGCATCTCGGCGTTGTACGTGTCGCTGATGCTGCTCGCCGCGAACTGGGCCCGGCCGCGCAGGTCGCCGAGCACCATCGGGTCCGTCAACTTGAGGGTGCCAGCGAGGTCATAGCCCGCCACCCGCGCCTCCTGGAGGATGGCCGCGCCGAAGTCGCTCGTTGCCTGCTCAAAGAGTTCCTCTGTGAGGAGGTCGGTGTAGCTCGGGCCGACGCTGAAGGCCTCGTAGACCATCTGTTGGACCGCCGTGAGCTGCTGCTTGGCCACCGGGGCGGGATAGGCGAGCGAGAGGATGGCGCTCTTCGCCTTGCAGTACCCCTCAGGGCTTCCGAAAGGCAACATCACAACTGCTTGCCGCAGTACCGGCAGCTCGGCGGCCCATTCTGGTACGTCATCTGCCAGCGCCCGCAGTGACCGCACTTGACCGACCGAGCGTAGCTTCCGCCCAGCGGCGACGGTGCCTCCGGCCCACGAGGTGCCACCGGCGGGCTGGCTTGCCGCCCCGCCCGGGCCGCTCTTCCCTCAGCCCAGCGCTTGCCCAACTTCGACCTCCTGCCTGGCTACCGCTCCTCCGCTTGTGGCAGCGCCCGAAGCTTGGGTCGACGACCCGGCTTGCCGGGCCCGTTCGGCCTCTGTGTCAGCAGCCGCTCTCCGTTGAGCACCTTCCGGCCCTTTGTGATTCCCTCCGGGCCGGCGCGGCTGCCGGTAGCCGCACTGAAGGCAGAAGTCCTCGTTCTCGGAGATGTCCAGGGCCATCTGACCCCTCTGGCAGCGAAGACACCCTCTCATCAGAGTCCCGGTATGTCCGCCTCCCTCAAGGCGCCAAGGCGCTCCTCGCGCATCTTCGAGGTCAGCTTCGTCAGCCGCTTCAGCCTGTCCTTGTAGCGCTCGCCAGCCCAGGCAGGGAGCTTCTCTGCGAAGTCAGCTTTCTCGACGTTCAGGAGGCCGTCGAAGAACGCGCGCACGGCCTCGGCGTCGGGGCCCAACTCTGCGAGTCTGGCACCTATCGTCTCCAGGACGTCGGGGGGCAGGACTGCGGAGCGGAACGGGCGGGGTGGCGCCTCTCCCTTAGCAACCCGCATCGCGAAGCGCTTCCAGCGCCGCAGCTCGTCGAGTTCGGCCTGCGAATCTCCGGGCGCCCGGAGATCTCCACGCTTCTTCGTCGCCTCGCCCACCACCTGAGAGTTCGACGGCATGTAGTAGCGCTCGCCACCGGAATAGCCGGGTTGGCCGTGCTTGGCCCGCTCCTCGTTCGGATTGCTCAAGCCGTACTGGACACGACGGACAGCATTCGTCGTCTCCGTCGTGTCATCGCCAAACGCAGGCCGGCGGAAGCGGAAGAGCCAGTTGTGGATGCCCAGTCCCTTGAACCACAGGTTCATCGTCTCTTCGACCGGCTCTTGAAGCGGGCGGGACTCCTGGCGATATACGATTTCGATGAGCTGTCCGAGGGTACTCCTGTTTATGTCCTCCACGGCGCCAAGGACCCCGGCGGGCGTGCCGATGATGCCAAGCATCTCATCGCGGTTGAACTTGCGACCCCTGAGGTACTCCTGGTCGCGGCCGAAGGCTTGGCCGAAGGACTTGTACTCGGTCAGGCCCTGGATCGCTGCGAACGCCTTGTTAGCGTTCTCCACGCCGCCATAGAGGTTATCCAGGGTCTCGCGGTTCTCCCGCATGATGTCCTCGCTGAGATCGGGGCCAAAGACAAAGGCGCCGGGCGGAGTCCGGTTGTTCTTGAACGTATTACGATTCCAGACCTGGGAGTAGAGGTCAGTAGTTGCGGCCATTTCCAGGGACTCCAGGTCGGAGACACCCAGGCGGCCATCCACGTCAGGGATCTCGAAGCGGATCACCTCGTCCTGCGCGAACGGCTGGCGCCCGCCAGGCATGATCTGAACGTAGGCCTCGTCGCGGTTCAGGAACTGGCCGAAGCGGTCCACCCTGGGAATCACGGCCCCGAACATCACCTGAAAGTCAATGATGTCATCGAAGCCGTTACGAACAACTTCCCAGTAGACCTCCGAGAGGAGCTTGAGGCGGGCAAAGGTGACGTAGAACTTCTGCTTGGGCAGGCTCCACTGCCTGATGTTGACGACGTCGCCGATCTCCGGCTCAAAGAACGCCGTGAGGAACGCCAGCTCCTCGTCGGCGCTGGCGTCCTGCTCTTGCTCGGAGGGCACGAACTCCCAGCCCTCCGAGACGGAGATGTGGGCGATGCGGCGGATGCCGGCCCGGACCCAGGACTCGCGGCGCCAGAGGCCGAGCAACTCCTGGCGGCTGACGTAGGGGCTGCCAATGCCGGCCCCGCCAACCAGGCCAGCAAGACCGGTCGTGCCTGGCAACATGCCGGAGCGGATGCGCGGCTGGTCCTTCTCGCTCTTCTCGACGGAGGCTTGCTGGTGGTGAGAGTCGGGGACCCAGATGGAGACTTCAGCCACGGCTACACCCAGACCTTGCAGCGGGACAGACCGTAGAGCGGACAACGGACACGGTCAGAACCTCTAGCCGACAGCCTAGCGCGTGGTTTCGCCTGCCCCTACTCTCTCCTGGCGCAAGCGTCTGATGATACTGCTCACGGTGTCGGCCTTGAGACCGAGGCGGCGGGCGATCTCCTGCCGGGAAAGACCGGACCCGTGGAGACGCATCACCTCGGCCCCACGCTCAGCCACACGCAGACCGTAGATGCCCTGGGGCAGGTCATAGCGGCACGTCGGCAAGGGACAGACCAAGCAGGAGTCGTGCTCTTCACAGCCACCGTCGCGGCGGTTCAACCTCTCAGGAGATGCTACATTGTGCCGCTTGCCCATCTACACCGCCTTTATGCGCTGGCCGCGGCTCTCCAGCCGGGAGGCGGCAAGTACCCGGATGCAGTCGGCGCCGTCATCTGGGTTACTCCGGCCCGTGTTATCCGCTGGCTCCTCGGCATAGACCCCCGACGCGACCTGTTTGCGGTGGTACTGGCCCATGTCCCGCCGAAGCCAGCGGCAGCGCGGGTGCACCAGTAGGCCTCGATGGCCCTGGGCGTCACGGATAAGGCGCCGGACCTCCTTGACTCCATCTATAACGCCGGTCTTCGTGGGCGCCCTGACGGGCACGCCGAGCTGGCGAATGTAGGACTGGAGTTGCTTGTCGGTGACGCCCGCGTAGCAGACTCCCGGCTTGCGGTAGGCTTTCGCCTGCCCTGTGAGTTCGGCCTTCCGCCCTTCATCCCACACCGTCTCCTGCCAGTACCAGATGCCCGTCTCACGTTCGGCCGCGTCCAGCTCCCGCTTCCCGGAGAGCCAGCGCATGACCTCCTCATAGAGCGTCATGTTGGTGTAGAGCTCGTTGAACACGTGCACGTCGCCGTTGCCCATCTCCTGGACCGCCAGGACAACGAGAGGGTCGGGGGAGTACCCGTCATCAACCGCCCAGGCCACCGGCAACTCAGGGTTGTACTCCGCCTCCTCGGTCACGTTGGAGTCCGGGTCGCCGGGCGCGTCCAGCCAGTTCTCGTAGACCAGGCCCTTGCGGGAAGCCGTCCGGCAGAGGCTCTGGACATTCCACGTGTCATTGTCTGACTGCAGCCGCCGGTTGATCGCGTCCACCTTCTTGATGTGGCCCGTGGCCTGGCGCACGCGCCCCTGGCAGTCCTCCCACAGCAGGCAGTCGTAGGGCTTCGTCTCCACGCCCCGCTTCACGCGCTCGGCGTCCTCGCAGGTGGCGCAGGGTTCCATGACATCTAGAAGACAGGAGACGTACACTTTGATGCCCCGGCTGGGCGCCTCCGTCAGCAGCCGGTTCATGGGGCCGAAGGATGTGACCATAGCCGAGGCATACAGCGTCTGCGCCGGGTAGCGGTCGCTGGACATGGGCATCCCGACGAACTGCTGGTAGACATCCCAGGCCATGAGATCGAACTCGTCGGCGACGGCGAAGTTGGGGTGCGGCCCGGAGGTCGCCCCAATAGTGCCCGGTAGCACCTCCAGCCGGCTCCCGTTCTTCCAGCGCGTCTCAGACATCAACGGGTCCTGGGCCAGGGCCCGGCGGAAGTGCGGGTCGCGGAAGTATTCCTTCAGGTAACCGTAGTTGAGGTTCGCTTGGCGCATGATGGCGCCCACATGGGAGGTCTGGAAGCTATCACGGTAGTGGTGATGCAGCAGGTGCAGGATAGACAAGTCCCTGGTCTTTCCAGAGCCGCGGGCGCCGTGGACGGCAGCAGAGGACACGCGGATGAAGTAGACGTCGGCCAGGAATTGGAACGGCGCCGTGTGCTCAGGGCAGACGGCCCGCCAGGCGATGTGGAAGCCCAGGACGTACCAGATCCAGTACCAGAGCTGCTCGTCGGTCTGGGGCCCAGCCTCCTTGAGCCGCCGGAGCGACGCGACCGCCCGTTCGCGCTGGTACTGCTCAAGGGCCGTGGTCACTGTTTGTCCTCGGCGCGCCGCGCCTGGGCATCGGCCGGCGCCTGGTGCCTCGACCTAAGGGCGCCTTCTGGATCGGCACCGTCCCCGCCATCGCCAGCGGCATCGCCGCCCAGCCGTTGTCGGAGAGCTGCAGGTGGCCGCCGCGCTCCATCAACCGGAGCAAGAGTGGCAATTCCGCCTTCTCCGTCCTGGCCGCAACCGCCAGCGCCTCTTGCTCGGTCTCCGCTTCCACCAGTTGTTCGATCACCACGCGATGGCGTACTTGCCACTTCATCCTGGCCTCCGTCACACCCACTCCCTCGCGCACTCCACCAGCCACCGCCTCATCCGCCGTCTCCAGCGACGGTGCCGGAGATGTCTCCAGTAGCGGGCCATGCCCGGCCTCCTGTTGTGCGCGCTCCCCAGCCCAGAAGCTTCCACTGGCGGCGGTTCATGCAAGGACCTTGACCTCATCCGGCGTTCTTGTTACGCTCCGTCACATGAAGGCTATCTGCCCCCAGTATCCGGCGTTCTTGTTACGCTCCGTCACATGAAGGCTATCTGCCCCCAGTGTGGCTGCGGTGGCGGCAAGCACAATCGACACTGCCCGGTGAGTTATGGGGGCCAGGCACCGGAGGCAACCGAGGCCCCGCCGTTGCGCCGCGTCACGCCGAAGCGGCGCAGCCCTGCCCCTACGGTGACGGAGCGTCACAAGGATTCTCGGCCTTTCGACTGGGGCGACATGCTGCCCTGTCCCTGCGGCTGCGGCGAGATGGTGAAAGTCCGACCAGTCTACGCCCGTCCTGCCTGCCGAATGCGGGCCATGAGGAACCGCAACAAGGCCAATCCTAGCCATCCACCACCTTCGCCTCGACATCGATCACGGGCCCGAGTTGCGGCGGCTCCCGCCCTGTCCGCTTCTGGAAGACGGCGGCGACCACCGCGGTTATCTCATCGTCCGTAGGCTCGCCAGTGGGGGGCGTGCCCATCGGCAGGAAGACGCCGAATTGGGCTGAAGGGCCCGAGCGGGGGTTCACGCCTATGTCCTGGCCTATCCGCCACATCATCTCGCCGACCCGCAGCAAGGTCTCGACGGCCTTGTCGACGCCGGGCATAGGGGCGGGTAGCCCCCCCTCCGTCTCCGTGGCCCGCGCCAACCGTTCCTCAGCCAGCCGGTAGACCTGTTGCAGCGACTGGAACAGGTCGATCTTGACATCGAGGTCCTTGAGCTTTCGCTCCACAAGGCCCGGGGGCAGTATCTCGGCCGGCGGCATGTGCCTGTCCCGCCAGCGGGAGATCGTCCGTGCAGAGGGTAGGGGGGTCTGCTCCAGCAGTTGCCCGTACTGCCAACGCATCATGCTAACGATGGTCTCGGGGCTGAAGCGGTGCCGCAGAAGCTCGTGGATTTCCTCGAAGAGGGGATGCTGCTCGACGGACTCGCCGAACCTGTCCTCGGCACCAACCGGCAAGCCTATCTTTTCGGCGTCAGGGACCTTCTTGTTCCGGGCGGGCAAGCAGCACCTTCTGTGTCACTGGATGGACACGGCCCATCTTCGCCCGCCCCGTGGGGCAGCTCTAAGACGGCGGTGGCAAATTGACACGTGAATATTCGCGTTCTATGCTTCAGGCATGGGCAAGTTCTGTGCATGTGGACGAGAGACGTGTCCAATCTGCAAGGGCAAACCTGCTATTGATGGGGGAATCCTAGGGAGTACCCCTTCAAGAGGCCGGGCGGGGCCGAAACGGGGGCGAGGCCGCCTTTCCAAACCCCCGCCAAACGCGAACATTCACGTCGCGACGTCCTCTAGGTCTATCGTGGCCCGGCGCAATCCGGTGCGGGCAGAGGTTGAGGAGGACGGAGCGATAGCGGTGGACTGTTCATGCGGTTGTGGTCAGAAGGTCTACCTCAAACCCGCCTACTTCTCCTCGGCCTGCAGGGCTAGGGCGTGGCGGAGGAACAGGAAGAAGCCGGCCAGACAGCCCTAAGACTACTGTGGCAGGGGCCCACAAAGGCAATGAGGGAATTAACGACTTGCGGCGCCAGGCCGAGGGCGAGAAGCTGCTGCTTCAGAACCATGTTCGGGTTCAGGTTGAAGGCCGGACGGTCTACCAGAACGCCACGGGCATGGGCGATATCGTCAGCCGCCGCACTGGCCACGGCCAGGAAGCGGGCACGGTCGCCATCCTTGATGCTGGGGTTCTCGGCCAGGGCCATCGCCTGATTGAGGACCAGCCGCTTGGTCGCGATGTAGTCGACTATCGCGCTGGCACCGGAGACGGCGGAACCCGCCCCGCTGAGTTCTTCGATGGCCTCTCGCCGAACGATCTCTAGGTCCTCGCGGATGATGTCCTCAAGGGCTGTCTCGCCTTCGACCAGGGCGGGGGCCTGGGCCTTTAGCGTCGCGATGATCGTGGGGATTGATGATCCTATGAGGTCAAGGCGCCGGACGTGGTGGCGGCGCTCCGCTATCTTGTCGGCTGGGAGCGGGGCAGTCTGCTCACCCACGCTGCGCCTCCTGGCCTGTGAACTGCTCCCAGCGCTTGACCGCCACGTCAACGTAGCGCGGCTCGATCTCCATCCCGTAGCACCGCCGGCCCAGGCGTTCGCAGGCGATCATGGTGGTGCCGGAGCCGAGGAAGGGGTCAACCACAAGACCGCCGTGCGGACTACTGTTGCCGACGGCTCGGTCACAGAGCGCAACCGGCTTCTGGGTGGGGTGAAGATCGTTCTTGCTTAGCCGAGGATATTCCCAGAGCGTGACCTCGTTCTTGCTGCCACCCCAATAAGCACGCGGTCGCGTCGCGTAGAAGATCGGTTCATGCTGCTGATGGTAGCGAGCGCCGAGGTTCCCGAACTGCGCCTGCTGCTTCGCCCAGATGATGATAGCCGATGGCGTAAAGCCAGCCGCGAGAAGGGCTGCCTCCGTATGTCTGGCACGCAGACCGGCGTGCCAGACATACGCCGACGCGTTTTCCGTCCAGGGCACCACCTTCAGGAAAGACAGAACACCTGCGTCCGTATCACCTGCCAATGTCTCCCGCCGCTTGGTGCCTCCGTCGTAATCCACGCCGTAGGGTGGATCGGTAACGCACAGACCTGCCTTCTCCCCCGCCATCAGCCGCTCGACATCCTCCGCCTTCGTGCTGTCGCCGCACAGCAGGCGGTGGTCGCCGCAGACCCAGAGGTCACCCGCCTTGCTGATAGGTTCGGATACCTCTGGCACAGCGTCGGGGTCGGTCAGCCCAGGCTTGGGCTGCATGTAGAGCCGCAGTTCCCCCTCCGTGAACCCCGTCAGGCTCAGGTCCGCTCCGGCCAGCCGCAGGCCGTCCGTCACCAGCGCCAGCTTGCTCTCGTCCCAGCGGCCCGCGATGCGGTTCAGGGCCACGTTCAAGAGCAGGGCATCTATCTCAGAGACATCGACCTCCACCACGGGCACGGTCTCTATGCCGAGTTCAACCGCCGCCGCGATCCGCTGGTGCCCGCCGATCACCTCGCCATTCTCACGCCGCACGATGATGGGGTCGACGAACCCCCACTTGGCGAGCGACCGCTTCAGCGCCGCCATCTCCTCGGGCGGCATGAGGCGCGGGTTCTGCTCGTTCAGGTTGAGGCTTGCGGGGTCGACGTAGCGGATCTGGAGCGGGCCGTTAGCCTTCGTCATCGCAGCCATCTTGCCCCGGGGGGGCCTGGGAATCCTAGAGTCTGCTGGCGCAGAACTCAGGCTCCGCCGCCGCCACCTCCTCGGGGAACACCATCGTGATCCGCCCATCACTCAGGCGCATCACGTCGATGCCGATACCGCAGGTCAGGCAGCCACAGTTGCAGACCTCAACGATGTCGCCAGGCCTGAGCGGGTACGGCTCCGGGCCCCAATCCTCGAACACCTCGTCAGGGTTGTAGCCCAGAAAGCGGAGACGCTGGCCGGGGAGGTTCTTGAGGCTGCCGCACCCGCAGGCGCCGGTGCTCAAGCGGCCACCACGACGAGCCGGCCGGCCCTGACCGTCCGCTTGAGGCCATAGCGCTCATAGTAGTCGCCGACGTCGGGCGGCACAGTCTTGTAGCTCCGCGTCTTGGGCGCCCGCAGCAACGCCTCGACAGCCGGACGCCTGAGCTCCGATGGGTCTACCCGCCAGCAGTTGCGCCGCTTGTCGAACTGCCCCCTCAGAGTGCCGGCGGCAAGGAGCAGCCGCACCCGATGGTACGGGCAGCGGTACTCCTTAGCGATCTCAGCCGCCGACAGGTAGCCCTGCATCGTGCGGGCTTTCAGCCCCAGGCCCTTGCTACCCAGCTTCGACCGGACGGCGCTCACAGAACGATGCAGGTCACGCCCTATCGCCTTCAGCGTCTTGTTGCCAGCGTGCTCTAAGAGGTAGGCAACCTCGGTCTCGGTCCAGTCGAGGTTCCGCAAGGTCACGCGGGACGGCTTGACGCCGGCCGCCAGCCAGGCACGGGCCATGCCATGGAAATACCCGAGGACCCGGCTCGCTGGTGGCCAGTCCATGTGGCCCTTCTTCAGGTGGGTGTAGGTCGCATCCCGACACGGCAGAGCGCCGGTTAGCTCGGCTGCCGCACGGCGAAGGCCTTCCAGGACGGCCTCACGAGTCCAGTAGCGCTTGTTCCCATAAGGCGATGCTTGCCAGCGCGGCGATCTCACGCCGGGCTCAGGCACTCCTCGCCTCCAATCGCGCCAGCCGTCCAGCGCAAGAGCCGAGAGGTCGACGCAGGCAGGCCGCTATCACCGCCAGAGGTTTGCCCTCCCCCCTCAGCGAGACGAGCTGCACGTCTTCCTGCGGAGAGAAGCGCACGGGCCTCTTCCCCTTCTTGCTCCATTCACAGGGGAGGACAAAGCCCTGCAGGTCTGATTCCCTCACGAGCCAGTTGCCACGCCGAACAGCCGGCAGGAGTCCCGCTTGGACATACCTCAGGACGGAGTAATGGCTAACACACAGGACACGTCCCGCCTCACGCGTCGTGAGGAAGCGGACGCCGTTTAGCATCTCGGCGACCCACGAGCCGAGGGACGGCTCAAGTACCCCGGGGCTCCACAGGTGCCAATAGCGGTCGTCCTCCAGAAAGCGCAGGAGCGCGTCCTCCGTCACATACCACATCCTGTGCGGTCCATCTCCCTGGCACCGCCTGGCCTTCAGGTATCCGGTCTTGATCCACTGCGCCACGGGCTTGCTGCAGGACAGGCCAAGCCTCCTAGCTACTGCACGAGCAGAGAGCAGGAACCGCCGACGGGGCGGTATCCGATTGCGCTTTCGGGCGACTGCAACCGCCACGGCACTGCGGCCCAAGGACTCGCCGATCTTCCGGTCCGTCCAGCCGCGGGCGAGCAGTTCCTCCAGCCGCAGCAGATCCTCGGAGCTCCACTTCCAACGGCTCCTCATGACGCCTTCTCCTGCCCATCCCCCACGAACCGCCTCAGCAGAAGCGCGGCGTTCATGGGACCTTCGGCACGCCTCTCCAACTCTCGAAGTCCGCGGCGCAGGAAGTCGTACAGCTCCTCATCAGTCAGGGTTCCGAGCGCCTTCTTCTGCCGGTACGGCCCGGGCCACTGTTCCCAGACGATCTCGAGCGAGCCACGCATGGCTGCAGGGATGGGGCGCAGCATCTCTTCTTCGAGGTCCCGCCACGAGGGCTCGGGGTCTATGACCGCACCTCCGCCAAAGCCTTCTCGACACACCTGCAGTCCTTAGGCTCCCGGGCTCCTGTGCCGGCGTATTCGCTCTCCGTCATGACCAGCAGCGCCTCATAGCCGCCGCCATGCCAATGCCGGCCTTGTGAACGCTCCTGTTCCCTGAGGGCCCGGCGGAGCACGCCGCAGCCTTCGGCGTGGCGGGTCGCGCGGAAGGCCCCGTTCATCAGATAGCGGACGATCATCATGGCTCGTCAATCGCAGCCAGCTCTCGCAGTACGGACAGGCCGCTCTTCTGCAGCCCGTCGGATCCGTACCGACACTCAAGCCGCTGAAGGTAGTCCGACATGGCTCTGAGCACAGCCGCTTCGCGGTCGAATTCTCGTAGCACCTGGAACACGCCGCGCAGTCTATGGGCCAGCTCGCTCACCGACCAGTCCTCGGGTTCTTTGCCCAGGTACTCCTTGACGATGTCCAGTAGAGCCGCCAGCGGCTCCTCCAGCTCGTGCTTCGTTCCAGCCAGACGACGGGACACGTTGTAGCCCCAGGTCTTGCAGTCCTTGACCTCGCCATTCGGGCCGAACACCATCCTGGTGCGCAGGTCACGGTACGCTCGGTAGTCCTCATACCCTCGGTAGAGCAGGGCCAGGACGGCATCGGCGGTCAGGGCTGGCGGGAGATGGCTCTTGGCAGACTTCACTACCGTCCAGCCCTTGCTGCCCCTGAGAATCAGGCCGGCATCGTCGGGAACATCCTCGACACGGATCACGCCTGTCGGAGCGGCGAAGAACACGCGGTGAAACACCTGCAGATAGCGGCGCCACTTCTGCGAGGCCACGTCCCTCTGGAAGTCAGACCGGACTCCCTTGACCTCATAGGCGCGAATGTCCTTCCGCGCATAGACGTGCGGCTTGACGGCGGCGACGTCGACGCGCCCGTCCATCCCACCATCACCGGTGCCGGGGACCTGGACCTCCGTGAACGTCAGCCATCCCGCCTGCCTCAGGTGCTCAGCCAAGTCGTGTTTCAGGCTCCGGTCAGCGTCCATCGGTCAGCGTTCCTCTATCGCCATTGCCACCGCTATGGTGGCCGCCAGGGCCAGTGGGAAAGGGCAGCCTGCTGCGAGGAGGGCAAGACCCAGGATTCCGCAGAGCGCGAACCGTATCACCTGCAACTCCCTAACGCCATGTAGGCAGCGGTCAGCATCAACAGGTCGCCGACTATGACGCCCACGAGGAAAGCCACCAGACCCCAGATCACGAGCGCCCTGGTGCTGAACTCCCACGTCGTCTCACCATTATTGGTAGCGGCGGGTGGTGACCTATCACCACCCTTGTCTGTCCGACTCATGGCTGGCACCCCGGCCACGGCTGCCACGTCTCGCCCGCGCGCTGGTAGATGATGTCAGGAGTCACGGCGAACAAGTCTCCTCTTCGCTTGCCTTCGGGTCTCCGCATCCGCTCTGCATATCCGGCACTGGCGATGGCCCTCTGGCGAGCGATACGTGTTGAATAAATCAAGTCGGTGCCCATGAACGCAGGCCGTCTTGTAGGCGTTCTCGGCCGCGCTACTGGTGCCCCTGAGCACATTGACACGAAAGAGAACCGCCTCTAAGTGCCCTGGTCGAACGCAGGATGGGTTACGACAGAGATGGTCAAGCACAAGGTCTTCTGGAATGGGGCCGTAGGTGAGTTCATAAGCGAACCTGTGTGGCCAGACCCAACGGCCTTCAGAAAGGAAGAAGGAACCATAGCCTTGGCGATTGCGCGCCCCCGTCCAAAGCCAGCACGGGCCGAGGTCTGGCCGGTTGCTAGGCAGAGGGCCATCTTTGTTGACCTTGGGCCAGAACCGTTCTTCTGCGGGTTTGCGGGTATAGAAGCGCTTGCGGGTGGTAGAATAGACGCGCATCGGCAGGTCCTTTCTGTCGGTGTCGGGCGGGCGGGTGCTTACCACACCGCGTCCGCCATCTGTTTGAGGCACCTTCATTCTACCATATCCGCTTATTGCTTGCACGCCCACGGTCCCCACCCCTGGTCGAGCCACAGGTCGTAGGCCACCCGAAGATTTGCTACTGGGTCAAGCATCTGGGCCCAGGAGTAACCCAAACGTTCCGCCCTGGCCCGATGGATTACATTCAGTTGGGTTAGGCCCCAATTCTGTCCATCGGGTGAGACCGCTTTGGGGTTTCCTCCTGACTCGCACTGAATCAGTGCCCAGAGGTTCGCCCACTCTTCAGGGGGCCAGTACCATTTGGCCGCCCAGTCACCTGGCGGTTCGCCAAGCGTGCCCTCTGCATTCCGTCCAGGCGCTCGGCCTGGCTCAAGGCCAGCAGCCCCTTGCGGATCGCCCGGAGATTCGGACCCCTCCGCCTGAGCGCTCGCATCTCCTGGTGGCTCAGCCGTGGCCGACGCCGTGGGCGTCCATTGCGGAGCCGGCTCAAGAGCCAGGACACCGCACACGAGAGGATCAACACACTCAAGCCGTACAGGATCGCCGTTCTTATCACCCCCTCTCAGTAGTACAGCGACGGTGGCGCATGCCAAAATCAAGGCGCTCACCGCCAACAGGTGCCTCAGCGGACTCCTGCTCCACTAGTCCCTCGCTTTTCCATCTTCGAGACCTCCTTGCCATTTTCGCGGCCCCAACGAGCCCTTCGGCCTTGAGGACAGCCTCAATGACCGCCCAGTGCCGCACACACAGCGAGGCAATCTTCCTCTGGCTGTACGCACGACGGTTCCGAATGTAGATGTCGACCACGACCTTGCCCTCGATGGGCGTGCCGCAGAGTACGCACACGGAGACGGGACGGGGCATGTCAGATCCTCGCTTCCTGCGGTACTTCTCTCGGCCAATCACCCGGCGGCCACTCGGACGGATCGCCGGCGCGGGTGCCCCGACCAAGGTTGACTCTAGCCCAGGAGGTACCGAACTGCTTCACGAACGCGGCACAGCGCGCCTCTCGACACTGGGCCACGGCAGCAGCAAGCCAGGCGGGGTCGCAAGGGCGGAATCGTGATGTTCAGCCTCTTAGTCGACTGCATCGGTGGCTTTGCCTACACCCTCTTCAGTTACCGGTGGCTGCCACTCCGGTGGGTCCCAGCGGTCCACGGTCTCAGGCCGGCCGAGCACGTACTTGATGCCCCGGCGGATATAGTTCTGCCCGCTTATCCGGCCCTTGTCCTCCTCCGTCGTCCCCTGCACGGCCAGAAGCCGGTAGCCATGCTCCAGGTACAGGTTGGCCTTGATCCGCCGGCATTCGGCCACTTCCACGACGTCCCCTAGTTCCATGCCGTGCCTCCTTTCAGCTCAATCCTTCTGGCCACAGAATGTCCGCCGCCTTCACCATCCCTCGTCCCGGGTACTCGATGGCGCCCAGGGTTCTCAGGCGGCCCAGGTTGTTAAAGTAGCCGCCGCTCGTGGGCGACACGCCCAACTGGACGGCCAGATCGTCTTTCATCCGCGCCTCGGGATAGACCTCGATCAGGGTTCTGAGGATAGCGGCCTGCGCGCGTGGCAGGATTCGATACCAGGACTCGTGGAGCTCCCTGGATCGCCGCTATCCTGCGCTGGTGCCCCTTATCAGGCTTCTTCATGGGCCAGCTCCAGCAGCTCGTTGCGCCTCGCCAGCGGGTCGTAGCGTTCCAGCCCCTCTTCCACGAGGCGCCGGATCGCCTCCGTGCGGTTCACCTCCCAATCGACGGCCAGGTAGTCGATCATCTTGACGAGCCTCGACGGGAGCCACACGTGGACGGCTTTGTCGCCTTTACGCGGCACTGGTCACCTCCATCTGCAGTAGGGAGTCGAAGGCCGAAAGGCGTTCTGTGAGCCGCTCGACCTCCTCCCTCTCACCAGCCAGGTCAAGCTCGAGCTTGCCTGCGCGCTCCCTGGAGTAGGTCAGGTTGGACTCCAGCCGCTCCCATTCATCCTTCAGGTAGCGGAGCTTGTGCCCAAGACCGTCATTGGCGCACAGGAAGCAGGCAGGAGCCTCCGGCTCACGGACCGTCTCGCCGGCGAACGTGCGGACGAGGCCAGCGGTTATCCACGGGTTGCCCAGGACGAACTGCGGGCCGCGGCCGTTGGCGCAGTGGTACTGCTCGCAGCACTTGTCCATTGCGGCCCGAAAGGCCTGGACGTTCGGATGGCTTTGCTCGATGTGTCCGTGGAAAGGAACATGGTTCCCTGCGCCCTCGGCGGGGTCGCGAACCTGGGTGTGCCACGCGTCCACGCGGGCATCCTCGTCGACCCCGATTGCGGCGCGGGTCGCCGCCAGGTCGCGCCAGCTCCACTCGACGCCCTCGTAAGACGGCAGAGACACCCCGAGTGCGATGGGCTGGTCCGCGTTGACGAAGGCGAGGTCGAACTCGCCATCATCGGGCAGCCACAAGCCGCCGGCATAGCGCAGCCAGGGGCCAGAGCCCTCCAGCGGGCGGAAGAGGTAGGTCTCCGCGTAGTGTCCTCTCATGATGCTCTCTCTTTCAGTTGCGTGACCTTCTTGGCCAGATCGGCGCGCAGCTTCTCCCAGGCGACCCGGCCGTTCGCGAGCAGGCCGTCCATCTCCTCCTGGGTCGTTTCCGCCGTCACGCCGGACATGGAGACGAAGGCGCCGGCGCTGTTGTAGTTGCCCAGGTTCACCTTCATCTCGACCGAAAGGGACAGCGACGGCCCCTGCTTCAACTCAAGTTGCTCTCCTGGTAGCTCGTCTGTCCGTGCCATAGCTCACCTCCAAGAATTCCGACGGTCCATCAGGCGCGGCGCGCCTCAACGTCTCCACAGCTATGCCGACGCCGCGCATCTGTGCTAAAATGACGCAGCCGCGACGGTGGGGGCCGCCCGGCTGCATGGCACCAGGAGGTAGATCCCGATGCTTCCTCAGTGTACACAACCACCTTTGCCCTTGGAAGCCGAAGAGTGGCGTCCACTCTTGGGATACGAAGGACTCTATGAGGTCTCTAGCCTCGGGAGGGTTCGCGGGATGCCGCGTCCGCATGCATACCCGCGTCGAGCCGACCGCCTGCTCTATATTGGGCCCAATCGTCCTGGCCCTAGAGGCTATCTCCAAGTGAGACTTTGCAGGGACGGGTTGGAAGTCACCCGGAAAGTCCATCGCCTCGTCGCCGAAGCCTTTCTTGGGCCTCGCTCGGCTCCGTTTGAGGTCAACCACATCGATGGTGATAAGACGAACAATCGAGCGAGCAACCTTGAATGGGTATCCCCGGACGCGAACGTCCGACATGCCTATGCGTCCGGCCTTAAGGTGGCAGCCCGATTGACCGGGGAGAGAAATGCAAATGCACGGCTCACCGCTTCCGCCGTTCGTTCGATTCGGCAGGCTGTGGCCAGCGGTGTCACCCAGGAGTGCTTGGCGCTGCGATATGGCGTTAATAGAACCACCATCGAAGCTGTGGTAACAGGGCGGAGTTGGCGGCATATCCGTTAGGCCGTTCACTTCAGGATCGCTTCCACGGCTATTTGTACTCCGGCCTCGTAGCCGTAGCGCTTGTCGACTAGCAGGCTGGCCACCTGGGCATCGTCGTGATAGACCGTGCCCGACAAAGCGTCCTCAACCAGCCTGAGCAATTTGCTAGAATCCGGCTTCGTCACCTTCCAAGCCGGGGGGTGGCGCTTCGGGGCCGACTTCGGGAGCGGGAAGACGAAGACGAGCCAGAGCCGAACCGGACCTTCGAGCGGCGGCCCCTGCCACTCGTTCTGCACGACCCACTGGATCGCGCGCTCCCAGGTCCGCATCTTCGGAGCGTTCTGGTCGAAGATAAGGACCCGGCTAGTCGCCTTGTGGACGACGCCGCGCTTAGAGCCCTTCGGCTGGGGCAAGCCCTTCACCCATACGCTAAACGGCAGCGTCATCCGACCCCTCCACGTCGCCTTGGAGGACGCAGCGCCAGCGGCGCCGACTGGATGGGGTGTCCCGTATGCCAGCGCCGACACTGCCTGCAAAGATAGGCCGTCAGCCAGCCACGCTGGCCCTCTCGCATCAGCTGCCTCGCAGCACGTCTAGCCGCCTCCTGGCTCTCGTAGACCGTCCGCTGGCACCCGTTCCGCTTCATGCCGCCTCTCTCAGGGTGACCATGAGCCTCAGGCCTCGCCTCGTAGCGCGGCGCCTGCGCCGGTGGAGGAGGGCCTTCCAGAATGCGGCCCGGCCTGGCTTCCGGGACTCTATCACGAGACCGCGCTCCCTCGCGTCGTGTGCTTTCACGGCGCCGGCTCACGCCCGGTAACCCCGCGGCGGAAGGCTGTCGCAGAAGAGAACGGCAGCCAGCGCCAGCCCTCCGAGGACGACGCCCAGGGCGGCCTCGCCGATTAGCAAAGCGCCCACGGAGGCAAGCCCCAGCAGGCCGGCCGGCACCAGGTCGGACAGGCCGCCAGCTAGGGGTACCCTGCCGATTCCGTAGCAGGCCGGGCAGGGCTTCGTGCACTCCTCCGCAACGTCGGCCAGCCCGACCTCGAACAGGGTCTCATCACCAACCCGGAAGCAGATCGTGCTGCCGTCCAGGATCGCATCGGCCGCTTGTGCGGCCGTGATGGGCGCGAAGTCGGCAGGCTCTCCCAGCGCCGTGACGAGGCTGTCCAGGTTCAGATCATCATCGGCATCGAAGCCGTACTCTGCGAAGCAGGCCAGCAACGCGGCCCGACGGTCTTGTGCCTCGATGTCGTGCCAGGTATCGTGCCAACTGTCCTCACCGTGATGCTGCTTGTAGCCCACACTGAATTTCATCAGAAGCCTCCCCTTCCCGCCCTGCGTATGAGTAGGGCGAAGACGACCAACTGCGCAGCGAACAGAGAGAGGATGACCGCCCACTCACCGGCAGACATGGTCGGTTCCGTTCGACATAGCAACGCTGCGCCTCAAAGGGCCGACGTGCTCATCACAGCTCGCCCCCGTCAAGTACCCGATGTCGTAGGCCAGCCAGACGCTCGTCCGGTCGCACCAGTCACAGGGCAGGCTGCCGCAGCCATCCTCCACGCGCTGCACCTTGATGAAGTTGCGCCTGCGGTTGCTCCTCTCGACGGAGGAGGCACCAACCGAGCCACCCGGGTACCCGCTCACGAATACAGCGCTCCTCTCAACGGCCGAAGGCCCGACCTTGTAGGGAGGATGCAGTGATCGTCGCCTCGGGCTCCGGCGGGCGGTAGGTCTGCAGGTGCTTGCACGTCCTGGGGAATGTCCGGCAGTAGTGGAAGGCCGGGCAGGAGCAAGTTGCCCTGAGGCGTGCGGTCGATCTCATACGTCACGGTGGCCGTGGTCTGCGAAGGGATCGTCGCTAGGACCGGCATGGCTTCTGCTCCAGCAGGCAGCTCGCACCCAGCACCATCGTCTCGCGGTAGCGCCCACCTCCAGCTCTCTTCCATAGGGCGATTCTGGCTACAGGCTCGCCGTAGAGTGCCAGCGTCTTCTCGTCCGCCCGAACTTCCTCCACCAACGCCCGGCTGCCCTTGAGCCTCGTGTAGACGATCTGCCCGACCCGCAGCCCCTCCATCTCCTGTCTCCTTCCTGTTTGGTTCCTATGTTTATGGTAGCACCCTAACGCATGTTTGTCAATAGAAAGAGGAGGAGTTTGTCAAAGATTTTTCGTCCGAGAACAGACTAGGCGTCCGGCCAACAGCCCTCGGAGCCACCGCGCAGCCGCTGGACCCGGGTCACGCCGTTCTGCTTGGAGAAGCGGTAGGCTACATCCCCCGCCTCGGCCAGCTCCTCGCGATGTGTCACGAGGACAAGCTGGAATTTTCCTTCTTCACTGATGTGCCGCAGGAGCGCGGCAGCTTGGGGAAGGAAGTCGGCGGACAGCTCAGACAGGGTCTCGTCCAGCACCAGCAGCCGGGCCAGGGCTGGGCGAGTGGCGAGCAAGACGAGTACGAGCAGGAGGAAGGAAGTCACGTTCACCAGGCCGCCCCCTTCGGCCTCCATGATCTCGGTCTCCAGGCCCGTGCTGTCCTTAATGCGGAAGCGCGCTACGGGCAGGTCCGCCTGCACGCCCATCTCGACCACGAGCTCCAGCGGCTCGCCGAAGACACCGGTCAGTCCCCGGCTCACATGCTCGCCAACGGCAGCCTCGAAACCCCCTCGCCATACCTCCTGCGCCGCAGTGAGCAGAGCCACCACGTGGTTCAGGACTTCAGCGCGCTTCCTGTGCGTCCTGGCGTCGTACTCAAGGACACCGGCCTGGCGCTGTAGCAAGGCACGGGCGCCGACCCGTTCCTTCAGCAGGTCACCCAGGCGTGCAAGGTCCCTATCCAGCTCGTCCACCGACGGTCTCCCTCGGGCCACGCAGCGCAGCCCGCGCCACGAAACCCACGCCCAGCTCGACGCAGTCCCGATACGTGGAGAACAGGCACCAGTCGACAAGAAGCAGGCCACGATCGTTCAGGACGTCAGCGTATTCCCGCCGCATCGCTATCAGGCGTCTCAGTCTGGTCAGGCGCTCAGCCGCCAACTCCATCACCGGGCCTCCGCCTGTAGGGACGCGAGGTCCCGCCGGATGGCCTCCTGCTCGGCCTGCACTTCGGCGGTGCGGGCCTGGAGCTGCTCTTCCAGGTCACCATCGGAAGAGAAGCCCAGCGTCTCGATCTCGGCACGCAGCCGCCCCATCTCATCGTCCCCCGCCGCCATCAGGGCCTCCAGGCGTGTCACGTCGGCGGAGGCGCGCTCGACATCCGAGCGCAGCTTTAGGACTTCGTCGGCGGTTGGCATCTTCCACCACCTCCACGTTCACCACGAGTCGCAGCCGCGACAGCGAGGCTCACCGCCAGCCGCTCGCGGGCCCAGCGCTCGACCGTCGCCTTAGCCCGCTCCACCTTCTGCTCCCAGGTCGCGCCCCGCCAGCGCTCCCACCAGTTGGGCGGCCAGACGTAGACGACGGGGGAGTCGCCTCCTCCCGGGCTGTGAATCCCCTTGTTACCCACTGGCTCACCATCGGAGGCAGACCCGGCGGAGCGTCGGCAAACAGCACCGCCTCCACCTTCACGACACCAGCCAGCGGCGTCACGAGGACCTCATAGCGCTCGGCAGTCATACGTGGCTCCCATTCTCAGGCAATTCCCGCAGCGCCCTCATCAGCAAGCCGCGGACCGCGTACGTATCCATATTCTGCGGGGTGCACAGCACCAGGCTGCCAGCCCCTTCGCCCTGCTTCACGCCGAGGAGTAAGACCGGCGTCGCCACCTCGACGGCCAGCTTGTAGGACCACACTCGCAGGCGCTGCTGGCAGATGGCCAGCGCCTCCGGGCTCTCCACGGCTACGGGTCCTTTATCTTCGGGTGGGGCAGCGTCGCCTGGCCCCGAGAGAGGATCGCTCGGATGTCCTCCGGGCCTAGCTCCTCCGAGATGTCGACCAGGTCGCCGCCCTCCAGCACGTAGGGCGTCATGCAGCGCGCGCAGATCTTGATGCCTGACGGCGCGGCGTAGTTCTTCCAGCGCTCGATCTCGCTGCCGTCCAGCCCGGTCATCCCGCCCGTGTGGAGCACCACCAGGCCCCAGTCGTAGAACACGGCCGAGCCGCACTCGCCGCTTTCTGTCCTCGCGGAGCACCTCTTGATCATCTTCAGTGGGCTGTCCATGCCGCCTCCTTTTAGCATTCTACTGCACAATTTGTCAAACCGAAGGAACGCCTGAGGCCCGTGCCAGGTACTCGCGGGCCACCTTCACCACCTCGGGGTCCGCCCGCTCCTCCAGGCTCCGCAGGATCTCGTCCAGGGACAGGTGCTCCAGGGAGAGGCCAGTCTCCAGCGCGGTCACGTAGCCAGCGAAGAGTTCTGAATTTCCGAGCGCCCGGAGATTCTCAGACCAGGCGAACACCTCCTTCCCTGGCCGGGCCGAACGCAGGGGCACCTCCTCAAAGGCCGGCTCCTTGCCCTTCTCCAGCGTCACGATGAGCACCGCCGGCACGCGCTCCATCTCACCGATGGAGCGGCTCGTGCGGGCCACCGAGCCGGGCCCTGCGAACCAGCAGCCGTTCACCTTCTGCGGCTTAGTCCGCCAGTGGGTGTCGCCTTGTAGTAGCACATCTATGCCCGCCGTCAGGATCTGCTCCATGGCGATAGCCGGGAACGGATAGCCGCCCTCGCCGCGAAGGATCATGGCGTGGGCAACCTTCACGGCGAAATCGGCCCGCGGGTCGCGGTCAAGGCCCAGCCACTCCGGATGCTCCTCTATGTTCGGGCGCCAGTTGGCAGGCGAAAGCTGCACGCAGAGGCCATCCCTCTGAACCAGGAGGTCTTCATTAAGCCACTCCAGCGGGCCTTCGCGCAGCGCCTCTAGGACCACGCCGATGGGCTGACGGCCGATGCTATCCAGGCCGTCGGGACCGAGATCGTGCTGCCCCATGAGAGCCCATAGGTCGTGCGGCCAGTCCCGGTACAGCCTCATCACCCGGATCTTCAGCCGGTCACTGATCTCGGTCGCGCGTGGCCAGTGGAAGTGATCCCCTGCGTGCACAGTCAAGTCGCACGTGCGGGCCAGGTCGCGCACCTCCTCAAGCTTCGCAAAGATGTCGTCGCAGTACGACGGTGCCCGCGCCAGGGGCGGGCGCTCGGCGATGTGCGTGTCGCTGAACAGGAGGAGTCTCATTGTTCCTCTCTCACTCCTACTTCACCGGCGACCACCCACTTACCATCAGCGCGGCGCCAGTGCCTAGTCGGGACAACACGCGACAGCAGGCGCTCGACCCGTCGTACCTCACGCCTGTTCGGGCAGACTGCGTACGCTATCCCTGACGCGCTCACCAGCCCTTGCTCTATACCGAGCACCCGCCTCAGCGCGATGTTGCGGTCGCCACCCCAGTGCATGGCAAGCACACGCGCCAGCTTTTCCCTCTCGGACAGAGCCTTCTTAGGGGCTGGCAACGGCAACTCCCTCCGCCACTGGCTCCAGCCTGAGCTCCACCTCGCGGCCGCAGTCAGCACAAAGCTGAGGCATGGCGAGCAGGTTCTCGTCCACCACGCAGGGGACCATACCAAACAGCGAGTGCCACGGAGGTTTCGCCCGGCGCTTCCGCCCATGCACCGGACACCTCACCTCCACCAACACGATGGGCCTGCGCACATGCCTGCTCACTCTTCGCATCCGTGCACCTCGCGCAGATGGCGTTGGCGCGCCAACTCGCAGGCCTCCGCCTCGCTGTTGGCCTGCACCGACGTGATGCTGTGCCTCCGTCCGCAGGAGCAGACCGGGCAGGCCAGGTAGACCTTGTATTCGCCCAACCATCCATACAGACACGCCACGGCGACGATCACCTCAACGACCGCCTGGACGCCAGTCATCTCATGCTTCTCTCGCAGATCGGGCACATCTCCAGGCTGTCCAGCACGGAGTGGAGCTGCTTCTCTGAGGCATCGAGGCGTTGACGCGCCTCGGCAAGCTGCCGGCACATGCCCTCCTGCCTCGCAGCTACCCCAACCCGCGCTGCAATGACGCCGGTGGCCCTCACCAGGGCATCAGCACGCCCCGTGAGCGCGGCCATCCGGTCTGGGAGGGTAGCGTCTTTCCAGCCCGCCCTGAGCGCCAGGAGCCGCCGCAGCCGCCCCGACGCGACCCGCGCGGCGTCCAAGCCCTCCTCGGCCTGTTTCGCCGCCCTGTGCCTCTCCTGGAGCCCCTCCCAGCGCGTCAGAAGGGCGGGGTAGTCGGGCATCGCCCCCAGCTCGGTGCGTACCGTCTCCGCCCGCGATTCTGCGTCGGTGGCCAGGCGCTCGGTACGGTCGCGGTCCCTCTTCGCCTCCACTTGTGCACGTACGACGTCGTCCATCTTAGACACGTGGGCGAGGAGCTTCGCCGCCTGCCCACCCGTGCTGGCCAGGAGAAACGGCTCGTCATGCTGGCAGTCGAAGTTGGGGCGGATGCGCACCCCGTCCACCTGGAGCTCGCGTATGCCCGTCAGCTCGGCGACGTTCGGCGGCAGCTCCCGCCCCAGGCGCGTCAGCAGTTGCTCACCTTCGGCCGTCCGCAGCCGGTAGCTGGCACCGCCCTTGGCGGGCTTCTCCCAGGTCACGCTCGCCTCTTCGAAATCCAGCGTGACCTCACCGGATGTTGCGCCGGCACGGACAAAGCGGGGGCCCGGCGTCCAGTTGAACAGGCACGCTCGAAGGGAGCGGACCAGGGCCGACTTCCCACTGCGCGAGGGGCCGACGATGACCGTAACCTGGCCCAGCTCCAGGTCAACATCGGCCAGGCTCTGAATGTCGCGCACCCTAATCCGTTTCAGCATGTGTGCAGTCTACCGCACAAATGGCAGGGCGTCAACGGTCTCACTTCAGCGCCTCGATCTCGGCGCGCTTCTCAGTTACGTGTGGTCGAGGCATTATCTTGTGGTAGTCCCCCGCCTCTACCCCCACATCGAACGCCTCCAGCGCCAAGTCGCGGGCGGCGGCCAGCAGGAAGACCCACTCTTGTTCTGTGTCCCCGGTTCCGCCGCGCAGCCGGGCCTTGTTTACCAGGGCTGCGGCGGCGTCTTCCAGTGTGTACCACTTGTCCTGCACGCTCATTGCTCACTCCTTCAGCAGATGCGCGAACGGGGCATAGGCAGCGACCAGAGGCGCAAGGTCACCCTCGCCCAAGTCCCCAGCATCCCACCGCCACTTCACAACCTTTGCCGCCCGCACCAGCGCCCGCACCAACGCCACCAGCTCGTCGGGCTCGACGTCCAGCCGGTCACAAGCCGCGACTGCTGCCAGCACCCTTTTCATGTCTACGGCAACGGGTTCCAGGTCATGCCGGGGCTCTAGCAGTCGAACAGGACACCGGCGCTGGTAATGATCTACCTCATGTTCACCACAGTTGCGGCAGCGATCACTCTCACGAGGGTCTGGCTCGAACTTGCTTTCACTCACGCTTCACCTCCGACTTCTCCTCCACCCTATCGCCCAAAAGCAGGGCCAGCGTCGCCTCCAGCCGGTTCGGAAGCCACCTCGTCTGGTAGTCCTCATAGGCGCGGTCCAGGCTCCTTACGAGCCGCACGGAATGCACCAGCAGCAACGTTTCCTCGCCCAGGGCCTCAAGGGCCCGCAGCACGGCGTCTGGCTGGCCACCAAAGGGAGGCAGGTTCACGCCCAGGAACTCCAGTACCTCCGCGATCTCGTACTCCAGGCGAGCATCCTGCTTGAGGCCGTCGCGCCGGATCAGGCCCGCGGCGAGCACCTTCGTCGGGTTCGCCGCCAGGAGACGCGCCGCCGCCAGAGCCCTCTCCTTCAGCCCGTCCTGCGCCGCCTCGACCCGCCGTTCCTTTTCCTGGTCGCGTACCTCCTTCGCCGACTTGCCTTCCTCCATCTTCTTCTTGCGGCAGGCCAGGTTCATACACAGGACCCGGACGCGATCGCGGGGCCCGCCGTACATGCTGCGCGACGGAGGGCAGACCAGGAGCGCACGGCCGGCACCTTTGCCTCCCCAGGCGGGGCAGGCGCGGCAGCCGTCCTTGTCAGCCACGTGGGGCAAGACGAACGCTAGGGGCGCCGCCTCAGCCCGCTTGGAGTAGATGCTGTCGCTAAAGCTAACAGGCAGGGCAGGCATCCCATCGACGTCCCCGGCGCTCATCCCGTAGACCCCGTCCCCGGCGCTCATCCCGTAGACCGGCACGAGAGGCGACAGGTCATAGTAGACCGGCAACCCCTCGGCGTCCTTCCCTTTACCCCCCAGAAACGCCTTGAGGTCGGACTCCATCTCCTCGCGGTGGACGGCGGCCACGGACGCCACGTAGTTGGCGGGGTTTGTGCATACCGGCTTGCCGTCCGGCGCAGTGCCGAGACAGCCCTTGGCGGCGCACTCTTCCTTCCAGTCGAAGGGAGTCTCCCTGTCCAGCGAGATGGTCCGCGCCTGGAAGATGCCCCCGACTGTCTGCTCCACGCGCTCCTCGGTAGCATCCGGCTTCTTGCGGACGCCGTCGATTCCGTCCTCCAGGACACCGAGCTGCTCCAGCGGCGCAAGGGCCCGGGCCTGGGCTGGCGTAACTACCCGCTCCTGCATGGCCTCCTGAAGCTTCTCGGGGAGCGCCAGCAGCGACAGACGCTCCTGGACGTAGGAACGGGAGCGCCCAATGGCCTGGGCCAGTTGATTTAGCGTCCAGTCCAGCTCCTCCATGACGGCCTTGAACTGCCGGCCCTCGTCAAGCGGATGCAGGGACGCGCGCTGCAGGTTCTCGCTCAGCCCTGCGCGCGCCGCCTCGGCGTCGTCGCACTCGACCACCTCGACGGGGATCGTCACCCATCCCAGGCGACGCGCCGCCTCGACGCGACGGTGGCCGGCGATCAGCTCCAGGTGCCCGTCGACCCTTCGGGCCCGCGGCGGCAGCAACAGACCGTCGCGCTCTATCGACCCCACGAGCTGAACAAGGGCCTCCTCGTCCTGGACAGTCCGCGCCAAGCTCGGTGAGGCCGAGATCTCCTTAAGGTCGCACGGGATCACTGTCCCCAGAGGCAGCTTGGGCATCGATTCTTCAGCCTTCTTCTTCGGCAAGGGAACCTCCTTTCGTCTCTTCATCGACTTCGTAGTCCTCCGAGTTGGCCGGATCGTCCACTTGGAATTCGTAGAGGCGGGCCGCGTCGTCCCAGAGGCCGTCAAATTCCCAGGCATCCTCTGTAGTTCCCCAGGCATAAGTGGCCTCGCTATCATCGTCATCGGGCCGCCGCGGCTGCCAGGCGGCCATGGCCTTCTCCGGAGTCGAGTAGGCGCCCCGAATAAGCCTATCGCCATGAAAGCTCGTCTCAAGCACCCATACCTTCTTCTTCGCCAAGGGAACCTCCTTTCGTCTCGAAACGCGCCAACGGGATCGTCGAGCCGGTCAGCCTGACGACGACCTCAAGATCCATACGCCGGCAGCCGTCCAGCTCGGCGATTAAGCCCTCCAGCCTGAGCAGCCAAGCAGCCAGGTCCTGGCCGTTGCCCCGAACCATAGCCCTGCCAGCGACCGTCAGTCTCATGGTCCGCGGCTTGCCGGGCTCCCATTCCAGCCAGCCCAAGCGCGCAGCCGCCCTCGCCTGATACCAAGCAACAGAAGTCGAGGACAGGCCCAGGCCGCGCTGTAGCTCGCGGGTCGTGGGGCCAAAGCCGTGCTCCAGCCAGAAGCCGTCCAGAAAGCTCAGCAGGGCCGTCAGTACCTCCCGGGGCAGCGTCATGGCAACAGCCCTGCGCGCACGGCCCGAACGCTGGCCTCCGTCCGGCAGGAGGCGCCCATCTTCCGGCGGATGTGCTGCACGTGCTTCCTGGCGGTCAAGGGACTGATGCCGAGGTCAAAGCCGATCTGCTTGTCCGCTCGCCCCTCGGCCACGAGGGCGAGGACCGCCAGCTCGCGCGGGGTCAGCTTGTGGGAGTTCTCTGTCATGGGCTCATGGTCTCCATGTGCTATCATCACCTTGGCGGTGCTGGATAAGGCCGCCGAGGGCGCTCGTCGCCTAGCCTTAATCGGTGCCGGCGGCGGGCGTCTTGTTCGGGCATATCAACCCTCATCCGTACACAACCTCAACGACGGCGCCGCAGCCACAACACTCCCACTCCCTCAGCAGACCGCCGCGGCGGCCGTCGGCGTCAGCTCCATACGACCGGTCCGTGCCGATGCAGCGCCAGCTCGGGCAGCCGCACTCGCACGGGTCCGGCATCTCCCTCTCCATCTCCTCGTACGCCGCGTCCCGGCGGGCGTCCTCCCGCAGTTCCTGGAGCGTGCTCACAACCGCCTTCTCCTACGCAGGTAGAACGTAGCTAGGATCACTGGCTTCTCCCCTCTTTGCAGCGGAGGCTGCACTAGCTGTACTTGGCCCCCGTAGCAGTGTGGCCATCCGGATAAATGTAGACGTAGGAGTGCCGGCCGGTAGGACTGATGGGACAGTGCTCGGGGCCCATCGTCCTGTGGTAGTCTTCCACGGCCAACGTCTTGCCGCAGCGACACCGGTAACACCCCTTCTTCGGCTCGGCCACCGCACCCTTCGCCATCATCTTGCTGCCCTCCTGCCTGCTTCCCTGTACCTATGTTTATGGTAGCACCCTAACGCGTGTGTGTCAATAGAACAGGAGGAGGAGAAGGAAGAATTTCTCAAGATTTCCGGGCGCCCGGAGATTGGCAGGGCTAGGGCTTGGGGCTCTGAGAGGGGCGGTGCCAGCCACGCGCCTTGCGGAGCTGCCAGGCTGCGCGCCAGTTAGCCCGCAGCTCGGTCTGACCGTCGGGGCCCCTTAGGCGCTTCTTTGCCCAGCGGTGGTAGCGCGTCCGCTGCTGGGCCCGCCTCACCTCCAACGTCTGTGTCGGCCGAGCCTTCGTGTGGCAGCGGTCTATGCCAAGCCGGTCGCAGAGCTGCGCGTACCACCATCGGGATATCCCCAGGCCCGTCTCCTCCCGAAGCGCCTTCAGCACCTCGGGGAAGGGCATCTGGGCAAGCGGCGGGTGCTTCTTGCACTGCTTTACAGCTCTCTGCCCACTGTGGCGCAGGAGGAAGTCGATGCGGATCTTGGCGAGGGCAGGATCGGAGCTCACGGCTCCCATTCTACACCGCCAACGCGTCGATGCCAATTATCGGGCCGCGCGCCGGCAGCTCAGGCAGCGCCCTTCATAGAGCCGCTTCTCCACGTGGTCCGGACCGGCCAGTATCCCGCAGTCCCGGCATCGCGGATGCCCGCGCGCTTGACGGCCGCAGACAGCGCACTCCATCGCCGAACTGCTTGGTGCCGGCCGCTCAACCACAAGTCCGGTGTCTGTTCTCAAACGCCGCCAACCTCCTGCTCGCCCGATCCACGACCACCGCTAGCTCTCCACCCGCGAGAGCCACGTTCACTCTCACCTCGGCCAACTGCCCACAGCGGCAGCCCAGCCGTACCTTCACCATTGGCCCCGCCTCCTCCAGGTCCGGCACGTCCAGCCACAACTGCGGATGGACTGGATGCGCCAGCCGCAACTAGCCCTCCTCGGGAGCCTTGATGTTCACCTTCGTCCGCGGCTTGGTCTCGAAGCTCACACTCCGGGACTCCACGGGCTTGACCTCGATGACGAAGCGGCCGCAACGAAGGCTCGTCGGCTCCTCGTAGCCCATCTTCAGGATGTCGCCCTTCACACTCTCATCGAGGTCGCGGTAGGCCTTCGACACGGCTCCCTTCTCCGCCTTGGCGCTCTCACGCCTCTCCAGCCGCTGCTCCAGGTCGGCGTCCTCCAGGACCTTCTCGTCGAAGCTCCCCTGTGCCTTTGCCTTAACCGGCATTCGTGCCCCCTTTCTTCAGTCTCACGTCCTTGCCTGTGCAGGCCACCACTCCTCGCCCGAACCGGCTGAGTATCCGGGGGTCCAGCCGGTCCGGATCCACGTTGCTCGTCACGATAGTCGGAAGAGACGCGCCGTAGCGGGCGTCCAGCATCAGCCACAGCCGCTCACCCGCCCACTCCGTCGCCTTCTCGGTGCCGAGATCGTCAAGCACGAGCAGGCAGCGGCCCGTCATGAACGGGGCCATCAGATCCTCTATGGCGCCGACAACCCTTTCCTCCTCCGGGGTCCGCCTGTCCGCCTCATAGGCGTGCCGCCAGTAGTCCAGGAGATGGGGTACGGCACGGAACATGGCGCCGGGGTGCACCGTCTCTTTCATCGCCGCCACAGCCAGGTGCGTCTTTCCTGTGCCACACTCCCCAATTAGGAGCGCCCCCCAGAGCCTGCCGGCCGCCACGGCCTTCGCCGCCCTGAGCGCGCGCTCCATACCCGGGTTCAGCGATAGGTCGAAGCTGGCGAAGGTGCAGACGTGAAAGCGTGGCGGGACCTGCTGGCGCCTGAGCCGCTGCTCTTCGGACTCGTCCAGGATGCACTGGCAGGGCAGGGCCTTACCGAAGTCAGGGTGGCCGAGGGGGACGCCAGCCCGGACGTAGCCGGCGTCGCCGCATAGCGGACAAGCCGGATCATCCTGAACCGGGGCACACCCGCTCCCCAACGAGTCTTCGGGCGAACTCTCCCGGCCCTTCTCGATGATCTCGGCCAGCTTCCTCATCCCGCCTCGTGGCCCGCCTGCCAGCGTCATGCCGCGCATTGCTTGATCCGTCTTCCGATCCACTCGATCACGTTCACCGTCACGGCGTCTCCGAGGGCGGCGTACCGCCTGCCATCGGGGCACCGTGAGCATGGGTCATTGAAGGGGGGATCGTTGTGGGTATGAACCCACTCATCAGGAAAAGCCTGAAGTCTGGAACACTCGACTGGGGTTAGTCTTCTAACAGAATAAGGGGCGTGTTCTGATTGCGCTTGAAGGCCAGAGGATGACCCCACTTCTTGAAGCGCAGATAGTGCTTGTTGCAGTAACCGAGCCCCTTCTGGGGTTTTCCACAGATCACACAAGGGATGATGATAAGGTGTTCGTGAACGTGGCAACTGCGGCATATGCGCTCTAGGTTGCTCAGGGCTTGATTCGCATGATTCCCGTCCTTGTGGTGTACATCCTTTGCGTTCAACGCGCCGCAGCGGCTGCATGGCCCCGGCGGTATCAGTTTTCGGGCGTGATAGTGAGGCGTTGATTGACCGTTCGCTCGGCTCACCCTCGCATCGAACGCCTGACTCATACACTGACGGTTGCAATACTTCCGCCGTCCGAAATGGAGCAAGGTCTCCAAGTCGCCGTCGCGCTCCCTCTTGCGAACCAGCAGCATCCCGCAGAAGGCGCAATACTTGATCGGGGTCGGCTTTCGTGGCATCGGCATATGCTTCTAGCATATGCCTCATACCTTCTACTGTCAAGGGTTCCCATCCTCCGTCGGGGTCAGGCGGCGCACAGATAAAGGTTTCGGATTCGGCATCGATTCTTCGGTTTGGGCCTGGGTGGGCATCGAGGGCAAGGGCGATGAGGTTGTCGGCTCCGTCACCTCTCGGCCCTGAGTACCCGTGGTGCCCATCGCTGGCTTCAAGGGGAGCGGCGACTCCGTGTTGATGGCCCCGTTGGAGCGAGTACATTGGCCCCTCTCGGTATCCCCGTCCGACCTCTGGGCCACCGGATTGCTTGCCGCTGATGTCTTCGAGGGCGATGCAGGTTGTGCCGGTGTGTTCGTCAACGCCACGAGGGCTGCTTCTAAGTGCGTGGGCAACGCTCTCCCCCGCCTTTCCGCCCGCCGGAGTATCCCCGCCGCCGCCCTCGGTGAAAGCGAGTATTTCTGCGGCGCGGCCAGTTGGAGAATGTCCTTGAGAGAAGGGTGGGAACAGGGCGAGGACAAACACCCTACGTCTTCGCTGAGGAACCCAGTGCTGGGAGTCGATAATCCGCCATGCAAGGTCCACTGCCCCGCATTCGGCCAGCGAATTGAGAACCGTCCCGAAGTCTCGACCACTAGCTGCGCTGAGGAGACCGGGGACATTCTCGAATAGAGCGACGGTTGGAAACCGACCATTGGAAGCGACCCTCATCTCACGAATGATCCGAATGAACTCAAAGAACAGGCCAGAACGAGCACCGCCTATGCCTGCCCGCTTGCCGGCGACTGAGAGGTCTTGGCAGGGGAAGCCGCCGCAGATGAGATCAACAGACATTGCCTCTCGCCACCCCAGCGGCCCTCGCCCCTGAGCGGATAGGCCAAGCCCTCCTGCCATTCCAGGTTCGCCCCGTTCTCCCTCCCTCGCTGCATCAGGGCCAAAGGTTCGCACGTCTCCCCATCGGGGCACGTCGGGCCAGTGTCGGGCAAGGACTTGTCTTCGCCAGTCATCTATCTCCACCTGCCACTTGCACTCCCAGCCCGCCCGCTCCAGCCCCAGGTCGAAGCCGCCGATGCCTGAGAAGAGCGAGCCGAAGGTCACGCCCACATCTCAGCCCCACATCTCCTCGCGCCGCTCAACGAATCGCGTCACGGCCTCGCCGCTCGCCACGCGCTGGCCACCCTCCCGCCTTTGCTTGCTGCCTTGCAACACCTTCTCCATGTAGTCGGCGGGGCCGGCTGCCGCATGGCCCGCCGCGGCCATCAAGGCGTCGATCACGTTCTGGCCGTGGCCGTAGCGTTTGACGAGTCCTGCCGCCCGACCTCCATTCAGCGGCTCGGCGAACAGCAGATGACTGGCATCGACAAGGGCGGCGATCTGCTCGTTTCGTTTGTCTGAGGCGAGGAAGCGGTGGCGGCAGGACTGTAGGGTCAAGGCGGGTTGTGTCATCGGGTCCACCTCCGGGGGCGGCAGATCGCCGTGAGGCGATCTGAAACTGTTGGTACTTCTATGGATCTTCCCCCCGACGTTTTGTTGGGACCCCCTGGGCGCTACGTGCCGCGACCCGCCAACAGAGCGTTGGCGGGTTTGTGGGGGTTGCCGGGCCAGATCGAGCAAAGTTGGCTGCGTAGCAGCACCCATGATGTACTCATTGCTGTGGCCCTCTCGTGGGCGGACGAGGATGTAGCCGCCGCGCTCTAGAAAGCGGATGAGCTTCCGGACAGTCTCATCGTGTAGGCCCGTTTCAGTCGCAAGTGTGGCCCGACTGGGCCATGCGGTTCGGTCGCCGTTGCAATGGCTGGCCAGCGTCAAGAGCACCAAGCGGGCGTTCGGCCGCAAGCCCTGCTGCTCCCTCGCCCAGCGAATGGGGTGGGTGCCGTGTGACATCTGGCCTATCTCCCCTCACCAGTAGGCGCCGGGCCCGCAAAGGCTATGAACTTCTCCAGGTCGGTATCCTTCTCCGGCAAGTCCCAGCACTGTGCATAGTTCAAGTTCTCCCAGCCGATGAGCTGGTAGTAGGTCTTGCTGTCCTCACGGCGCAGGGCCAGGAGCCGGGCCAGCACGTTAACTGCGTACTTCATGAGGCCCCGCATCTCTGACTGGGTGATGCGGGAGTAGCCGGGGTCCTGGCTGCAAGTAGGGCAGGGCTGGCCAGCGTGGAGGTTCTCTAGCGGGCCGTTACGAAAGGCAACGGCGACGAGCGCCTTGGCCTCGACGGCATCTAGGGTGTTGAACACAGGATGGATTGAGGAGGACGGGGGCTCCTCGGCCATGTGCTGAATCCTTTCCCTGCTGCCAGTGGCGGACTACTCGCCTTCGGCGCCCTCCACAACGGCCTGGGCCTCGGCCAGCACACACTCCTCCGGCGCCGGCAGCCGCTCCATCCAGCCCACGCGGCTGCAGTCCGGGCAGCGCGCCCAGACACGGTCTGCCGAAGGCTCCGGCTCCGAATTTTCGAGCGCCCGGAATTTGCGGCGCGGTCGCCCCCTCTTGAGCTCCTTGACGATATGCCGCGCCGGCTCGCGAGCATCCCGCATCTCGCCAGCCATCTCGAGCGCCTGCACGGGGTTCTCCGCCTTCCCCACCTCGGCCAGCACGTACCGGCCCAGGTTGCCCAGGACCTCCAGGCGCCAGCCTGACGCCTCCAGCGCCGTCGCCGTCGAGTCGCGGTCGTACACGGTAGCGGCTGCCATAGGACGGCCCGTGACCTCACGGATCAGATCTGCCGCCCGCACGTACCACTCATCGCCATAGCTGCTGTAACGCTCGTGGAAGCCCTTCGCCGCCAGCGCCTCGAAAACGACGCCCTGTTCCTCCCACCGGGCCCCGCAGTCCCACAGATGAGCAAGGCTCTCGTCGTCGAGCTTGGGCAGGAGGCCGGCCAGGATCTCGATGTCTACGTCTGCGGGCCCGTAGTCGCCCTCCAGGACACGGGGCGAGAGGGCACGGACCGACAGGACCTCGCCGGTCTTCGGGTCAACGCAGTAGGCGATGGGGCCGTCAACACGGATGACGAAGCGCTTGGCGTGCACCAAGTCGTGACAGCGGCGGCATAGCGGAACGCGCTCGTGATCGTGGTCGAGGCTGGAGCCGCCCATGCCCACAGAGGAGCGGTCCGGCGGCTGGTGATGCTCGCCATGCGGAGCAGCCGGGCGACCGCACCGTATGCAAGGGAGGGTGAGATCGGAGTCGCTCACGGCGCTGATCTCACCCCCCGAGCGACGATGTGGCATTCGGCAATGAGCCCCCTAGCATTGGCGTCAGCGGTAAGGGGGCCTCGCAAAGTAGAACGGTAGACGACTAGCTGTCCGCAGGAACGCAGAGTAGCTAGGAGTCGCCTATCAGCCGGAGTGAGTTCGTGCTGCAGCCGCGGCACGAGACCCGTTTCGTCTAACTTGGGATCAGCCATCACGGCCCTTCCTTCCCGACACACTGCGAGCAAAGATCGGGCTCGACCCACGAGCAGCCGCCCGGGCAGGCCACGGTCGACGTGCAACCGCACACCCGGCAGCGCTGCCCTTCGTCAAGAACCACGGCCACCAGCGTCACGTCGCCGCCAGGGAGCCCCAAGACTGACAGCGACCACGGCCTTCCTAGGTCCTCAGCAGACAACGTCACGCTGCCGCCTGCCCGCGCCACGAGCGGCGCGATGATCTTCGTCATGTTGCCCTCAATCTCCGCCCTCAGATTGGCCACCTGATCGGCAATCAGCTTGTTGAGCCGCTCAGACAACTCACCGGCCTCTGCGATTTCCTCCACGGCCTCACGCGGCTGGCTCGCCCAGTACTTTTCCGCCGTCAGATCGATGACCTTGCCGACCTCGATCTCGGTGATCCTGAACCGGTAGCACAGGAGCACCTTGATCACCCGCTGCGATTGGTCGTCGGACAGAACAACATCCACGCGGGCGGTCGGCTCCTCGCGAAACGACTGGAGGTCCAACCACACACCCTTGGTGTTGAGATCTGGGGGGAGTCCGAGCGCCTTCAGCAACTCAAGGAGAAACTTCTGCTGTGGGTTCTCCGGAATCAAAGCCACCGCTAGCCTCCCGTCACCACGGGCGGCTTGTTGCCCACGGCGTTCTGCCTCAGAAGCTCCCAGGCGCGAGCCAGATCGACCAGGGGCGCGGTCGGCTGCAGCTGCTGGCCCAGCACCTTCCAGACCTCGCCTGATAGGTAGCCGAACTCTCGGTTGGCGCGGGTCAATAGCTCGCCCAGCGTCTTCGGCGGCTTCTTGTCCGGCATCAGCATGGCCTGCCGGGGCTCCGGGTCGGCCGCCTCAGATCTTCGGGCGCTCGGAGATCCCGCCTCAACCGGCGGCTCAGCCGGCACCTCAACCGCCTCGCTCTCGATGGGCTCGTGCTTCTGGCAGTAGGCGTTGCCGTCCTGGTCGTACACCTCCACCGGGCCACCACAGACGATGCAGGCGTCGTCAGAAGCGGAGGCCGGCCCAGGCGAGACGGACGAATCGACCGGGCCAGCCTCCACGCTTCCCTGCGGCTCTAGGCCGCCTCCCTGCCCGTCTTCGCTCTCTTCCTCGGCGTACACCTCCGCGAGTTCGTCTTCGTCGATCGCCGGCGGCGCCAGGAGCGCCTTCTCCGGGAGCGACTGAGCGGCGCGCAACAGGTCCTCGATGGTGAAGCCTGGCAGGCTCAACTCCAAGACATGTACCGTCTTCTTCTTGACGTTGGGCGGCGCCACCTCGCGGGGTACGAGGCGAAGTTGCAGCGGCAGGCCGCGGATGCGCCCGCCGGTCACGGAACGGATCAAGGCCACGCTGTCGAGAAGCGCTCGCACACCGTGGATCGACCGGGTGTCCAGTTGCCAGGCGCCTATGCCCCTCACCTTCGGAAGCAGGAAGAAGAAGTTGAGTGAGAGCCGGCACTGCGGTCTCTCGCCGCTCTGCATCGGGCAAAGCTCTGCGGCGCATGGGATCGTGCGCGGCACCCAGGCCTGAGTGTGTTTGTTTGCCCATGTGCCGGCGTCAAGGCCCTGCGGACGGGGCCCGTCCTGGTTCGGGTCCCATTTGGCTTCGGCCACTTCGCCGTCGCCTCGACACACCGCCTTCCAGGACTGGCTGAACATCCGATAGAACGGGTCACACCAGTCCTCGACGTCGTCCGTCGGCAGCATGATGTCCAGCTCGCGGGGTTCGGTCTTGTAGACCTCCAGGAACGCCTCGACCGCCGAGCGGGACGTGCTGCTGTCCTCGCGAACACAGAAGTGATCGAGGGCGTGCGGCACGCCCCTCTCGTCACGGTAGCCCAGGCGTACCTTGCCGATGCGCGGGAGCCTTCTTCGGTCTGTGAGCCCCTTGACTGCCATAGGTCGCTCCTCTGGCGGCTAGCCGGCGACGCCAGCCAGCTCCGCCGTGTAAACCAGCCGGTTCTCCCGGAGATCCGCCCTCATCTCTAGGGCGTCCGCCTCAGCATGTCTCACCGAGTCCAGGGCAAAGGCCAGGCAGCCCTCGCAGACAGCAAGGCGGGGCGCGACAGGGCCCAGAAGGGCGACCGGAACGTCCTCCTGGCCACAGACATCGCAGACGTGGTTCATGACCCTGATGGTAGGTTGCATAGCGTGCTCCTTAGGTGGTGGTTTCCGCCCAGAACCGAAGGGGCAACGAAGACCCGTCCGTGCCTACCGGGGCGCTGGTGGCAAGAGGAAGCCCCGGCAGACAGGACGGGCGTTCCAGGGCAGGAACTCCGGAGGATGGAGAAATCTCTGAAGCAAGAAGTGTGAGGGGCCGCCCCCGCGCAGCCCGAGCACCGCCCTCAAGTTACCGTCCCCTTTCTCAGCCTTCCGCTACGGTTTTCACCGCCCCCTGTCGAGAATTGTTACGTGAGGCGTACCCCGATCGGCCGATGTCGGCAGATCTTTTTTGCAGATATCGACAGATTCTCGGTTCGACGCACTTGACAACATGGTGTAAAATGTTTGCAATGTGCTCGTCGGGCGGGGTGCGAGCGCAGACCGGTTGGACGGTGAGACATGGGTCTCGCCTAGAGCAGGAGGTTTAGAGCATTAGAGGCACGCTCGGCCAGCGTCCCCCTGTGCGGTTGCAGAGGACGCTCTCGAAAGGGCTGGTGAACGCTTCTCCTCCGGCCCTACCCCATGTCCAGGGAAAGCGCAGACCGTTCATCCACGGCCTCGTTCTCTTACTCGTCGTGGGTTCTGCGGTTTACACGGTGTTTTCCCCCGGCCATTTGTTCTCCTCTTCCCATTCTGGCGCCAATCCCGTGGCCCGCCTCTCACTGCCGGGCGTGGCTGCCGCCATCCCGAAGGGCTTCAACCCGGTGCAGACGCCGCAGGTGCTGACCAAGGACGTGGGGCTCTCCGCGGAGGTGAGCCGGTTGGAGCAGATGTCCGTGAGCCCCCAGCCGGAGGAGCCGGTCAGCCGCGTCTTCGCCGCCGCCGTGACCCCCGAGCCGGGAGCGACTCCTCCAGCGGCAATCCTGGAGCCGCCGCCGATCTTCACCGTCTACGAGGTGCAAACTGGCGACACCGTGAGCAGCATTGCCGCTCGGTTTGGCCTCCAGCCGGAGTCCATTGCCTGGAACAACGTCGAGATAAGTGACAAGGATTTTCTGGCCGTAGGCCAGCTCCTGCGCATCCCGGCCACGGACGGCGTCATCCACGAGGTGAGGCTGGATGAGACCCTAATCGACATCGCGGACCGCTACGCGGTCGACCTCAGCGCCATCACCACGTTCACCTCCAACGGCATCCAGACGCCGAACGACATCCAGGAGAAGCAGCTAGTGTTCGTGCCGGGCGGGACGGTGCCGCCGCCACCGGAGCCCGAGCCGGCGGCAGCGGCGGTGGAGCCCGCGGAGCCCACCGGCGACGCTGCTGCGCCAGCGGCGTCGGAGGCGCCGTCAGTGCCCTTCACGCCCTCTGCGGGGCTAATCTGGCCCACGAGCGGGCCCATCTCCAGCTACATGGACGGCTCCCACCCCCTGGGCATCGACATTGATTTGTACAACAACCCTAACGCGCCCATACTGGCCGCCACCTCCGGCGTCGTCACCTTCGCCGGCGGCGACCCCTGCTGTTCCTACGGGCTCTACGTCGTCATCGTCAGCCCGGGCGGCATCGAGACCCTCTACGCGCACCTGAGCAGCATCAGCGTCGTCCAGGGTCAGCAGGCGGCGCAGGGCACCGTTGTCGGCTACGCGGGCTGCACAGGGTACTGCACAGGCAACCACCTCCACTTCGAGGTCATCGACAACGGCGTCCGCGAGAACCCGCTGAGCTACTTACCCTAGCCCTCGCAGAGGGCGCGGTTGGTCCGAAGGCCAGGCTTAAGCCTGGCCTCGTTGTGTTCGTGCAGCGCGGCGCCCGGCCGGCCTGCTGGCCTGGGGGCCGCGCTATCGCTTGTAGTCTAGAACGGCCACCTGGGTCTCGTGAGGAAGGCTGCTGTGGGTGACCGAGAGGCGCGGCTGAGAGGTTAGAGTGGGAGAGGCGCCCATCTCCTTCAGGAAGCGATCCAGAGGGTCCAGATTGCGCGTGGTCACCGGCGTGGCGTAGTGCATGGGGATGACCAGCTTGGGCTCCAGTAGGCTCACGGTTTCGGCGGCGGCGGCGGCGTCCAGAGTGTTGCCGCCGCCCACGGGCACCAGCAGGATGTCAATGCCGCCCATGGCCTCCACCTGCTCCGGCGTCGGCAGGTGGCCCAGGTCGCCGAGGTGGCAGAGGCGCAGGGTCTCCGCCTCGATGATGAAGGCGGTGTTCATGCCCCGCCGGGCACCCCGCTCACTGTCATGGTAGGTGCGGATGCCGGTGAGGAGAACGCCGGCCATCTCGTACTCGCCGGGGCCGCGCACGACCCGCGGGGAGCCAGCCACGCCCTCGACGGCGTTATGACCCTCGTGGTCGTGGCTCACCGTGACAATATCAGCCGTGGGGCGCCCCATGTTGTAGCCGACGCTCTTGGGGCAGGGGTCCGTAAGAACGGCGGCTTCACGGGCGCGCAGCCGGAAACACGAATGGCCCAGCCAGACAATCTCCATCGTTCTCTCCGAACGTGCTCTAGCCTATCATATCCGGCCCGGGACCTACCGTCACGGGGCCTCTTCCTTGACCCCCTGAAGCGGCCGCTGATAGACTGTTAGTGCTAGCTTCGTTCGTGGTTCGCTTCGCGCCCGCCCACGCGGTCTTGCTCGCCCAGGGCGGTCCTATTCCCAGAGTGAGGTAAAACGCACGCCTTGAGCACCCCGCGTCCGAGAGCAGGCACGGCGACGCCCGCCGAGAGGTGCGTGGTCGACAAGGAGCGCATCGCGGCGGCGGTGCGCGAGATCCTCGAGGCCATCGGCGAGGACCCGGAGCGCGAGGGGCTGCGGCAGACGCCCC